AATTTAGTAGATGGTGTTAATGTTGACATTATAATTTATAAAAATTCGGTAGAATTATACACATGGGAAATTCGAAATAAACGATATGCATTTAAAACTAATGGATTGGCCAGTATGCAGTTTGAAACTGGTGATACTATTAGTATTTATATTAAACAAGTAGGCACGATTGAAGCAACATGGGCAATGGTTAACATCGAATACAAATATACGATTCAAACAACGGGAGAGGGTGGCGCTGCTACCCTGTAGTGAACTAATATGAGTGCTATTTTTAAAATAAAAAATGTATCAGGTGTAGATGGTGAATGGGCAGGTCAAACAATCGTCAATGGTGAGGTATATCTAATTAGCAAGGGTGAATTAGAAGTATTCAGAAACGATCAGGAGGTAATGGCAGCAGTTGCGCAGGGCGATTTAGTAGTAGAAAGTGCGACCGAAAGTTTCACAAATCCTATAGAAGGTTGGAACTTTCTCGTGGGTGATATCTTTCCAAAATCAGAAATTGATGGCAAGAAACTTGCGGTGCATACATCATATAAACCTAACGTATCAGATTCATCCGTATATGCAGTATGGACTGGCGCAGGTGATGATATTATAAATGAAAAGATTGGTGAAGGTGACCTATTAGAATTTGATATGGTGCCCGGTGTTGCTACGGTTTCCAAAAGTATAAATTTTCTATCATCATGCGGTAGAGTATGGATACATGAGGGTTATTTGAAGTTTAATAATGGTGGAATTGGCGATTGTATATCGGCGTGTGTTGTTGCGCCACCCACCGCGTTGCAAACCACAGTAAATTTAGACTTAATATTGGACGTGAATGATATTAAATATTCACCAAGTGGAGCCGGTACTGGTACACATGGTTTTGCCGCTACCCCAGTGTTGATACCACGAACATATACCAAAGATGGTGATTGGGACTATGATGGAACTAATTTAACACCAAATATGGCGGGTACCGGACTGTATAAAATCAAAAACGTGAAGACAAATTTACATAAGTATATTAATAGGATACCATGTAAGGGTACAGCTTCTAACTATTTTACTATGTCGTCTAATGAAACAACTGAGTTGCGACAACCATATTATTTGGAATTAATATGCCATAATCAATCAAATTCAACCTGGTCGGCTTCGGTACTGATTGAAATTTATCGTCAAAAAACAGTGGGCGATTAAACTCCATTTGACACTTAAACAAAAATCAGTATACTGCATTATATGAAACATACAAAATACATAGTAATAGCAGCAATGGGAATGTTATTGGTTGGTTGCATTGATAATGAGCCAGCACCTATACATATATTACCACCCGATACGGTTGTTGTAGTGTCAACAACCGTATCACCTATCCAACAAGATACGTTGCAGCTGGCTAAGAAAAGTGGCTGCCTCGCGTGCCACGGCGTAAAAAAGAAAATAGTTGGCCCAAGTTGGACTGACGTGGCCATTCGATATCACAATAAAACAGATGCTAAATCCTTATTGATAACAAAGATTAAGAAGGGCGGGAGAGGAAACTGGGGAGAAACAACTGGAAATGCAGCTATGCCACCATATTCACCGCGTGTGAGTGATGAAAATATTGAAATTCTCGTAGACTTTATACTAAATCTTTAATTTTATTATTGTCGCCCGCATCTCTAAGTAAGTGCATTTACTTAGAGATGGTATTTAGTCAACTTGGATAAATACTACCATATTTAACTGGAGTTTAATATGGGTGTGTTTGATCCAATTGCTGATACAGCAAATGCGTTACGAACAGAAGGACAAGAGATTAAATTATCCTTTAAGCAAGGATGTCCAGCGGCTGGTCAAGGAACAATCGAATGGAATATACCCGGGCCTGCGTTAGGTTGTGCATCCGGCATTGATAGTGTATATGCAGGTATTGTATTACTTCTTAGTTCAACCCCGTTAGATGCAACCAACATTCCTCAGGATGGTGTTACTTATATTAGTGATCCAACCGCTGATTTTGATCTAAGCACGGCTGACCGTATCGGCACCGCATTAGTAGTAGGTGCGTTTTACGAATGTGAAAAGAAATGTAACGGTGAACCATTCACCATGTCTGTTATCATTAATGATTTACAACCCAACACCACATATTATGTAGCTGGATACGCTGTTGATTGCCAAACCCGTTATCACGCGGATGGCGTGCGTGCGTATTCCGATAAATTTGGGAATATTCAAACGGATGTTCCAGCCACACAAATAATAAACCTTGGTAACGCGGGGGGTGGGGTATTACCAACCGATGGAACAGGGCTTATTCCTGGAATAGACTATGAGTTTGATATCATAATTGATGATAAGTTTGCACAACCCAACACACACAAAACAGTAGAATTCATAGCTGATGGTATTAATCTTGGTACGTATCAAGATTTAATAGATGAAATTAATCGACAAATCTTATTAGTTGGCAATCCGTTACAATCACCACTTCCACCAAATGCTGATTCCTTTTTTTGGGACGTAACAAAGCAAGAACTATTTCAATTTGATGGTACGGTATATAATAGTATTCCTGTTCTTATTGAACCGACTGATCCCAGTAATATTACGGTTGGTGGATACTGGTACGACACTACAAATAAAATTCTAAATCGCTGGAATGTACCGACGCCCACCGGATTTAATGTAATTCCTTTTATTGAAAGCGAAACAGATCCTACCGCACCTGCTTGTGGGTTATATTGGTTTGATAACAACATCGCAAGAGAATGGAATGGCACTACATGGTGTGAACAAGTTACTTTAAGTTCAGCAACAGACCCTAGTGATTGCCCTACCGTTCCATGTGGTACCCATTGGTATGATGAAAATATAAATGAATTATTGGTATGGAATGTTGACGATACGCAATGGAATACAACAAATGCAATTTTTTGGCCACAGGCACCAAATCAACTATTAAATGGAACGTATTGGTTTAATGATACTAATTCAACATTGTCAATTCGAAACGCTGGTGTGTGGAATGATATCACTACAACTGTCATTTTTCAAGAAATAGAACCCACTTCACCTACTGATGGATTATTATGGTTCAATCCAGTGACAGAAGAATTACGGGAATACTCGGCCACCTCACCAAATGGATTTGTTTTATTATCTGTATTATTCTGGCCTGAAGATCCAACCGATATAACATCATGTGAGTTATGGTGGGATTCAAACGCTGATTTATTGTACACTTGGGATAGTATTAATCTGTCTTGGACACTGGTATCTAATTTCATACAATCATTATTAGACCCAGCGGAGCCAGCCCCAATAATAGTGAACACAATATGGAATGATACTATCAATAATATATTACTTCGTTGGGATGGCGGCGATTGGGTGACGGTTACGTCTATTTTCCGTAGTACTGATCCAACGCAAGTAGCATTAGGCGAAGCATGGTTTATGCCATCTACAAATACTTGGCGGATTTGGGATACGCCAGCCATGGGCTGGAATATCGTTGATCCAATTGACTCTGCTACCGATCCAACGAATATACCAACTGGCGTGTATTGGTTTGATACGTCAAATAATGCATTATTTGTTCGTAATGGTTTAATGTGGACAAATATGATATTCTCCACTGTTCCGTTTAATCCAGTAAGGGGAAGCCATTGGTATGATACCGCCTCTGAAGTATTAAATACTTGGAATGGTAGCGCATGGGTAGCCGCTATTCCATGCGCTATCGCGGCGTTCAATGAAAATGGCGGAATAACATTTTCAACGACGGGTTTGGGTAGTGACCATGCTATTTTAATACCGGCTTCGGAAAGTGCGATATCTAGTACCAGCACTTGCTCAATAGGAACAGGTTTCGCGTATGCCGGTGTTAATGACGTTGCGGGAACACAATGTGAGTTTCTTAATAATGGATTGGTAACAACGTATCCAACACGTGATATTCCTGATAATTCATTTTTATGGAACCAGTTAAGTATTATTCCCAATATCCTTACACCAATTCCGGGAAATGATGGTAAAACTGGTATTCCTTCGTATCTTGAATTAGGCGTTGGTACAGATGGAACACCTGATGAACGGCGGGAGTTGGCGGATAGTATTAGACAACAATTGGGTTATCCTGTTGTTGAAGTCGAATTGACTAATTCACAAATTGACATTGCGATCTCACGTGCGTTGGAATCGTTTAGAAAACGTTCTAGTGCTTCAGTTCGGCGTGGATTCTACTTTTTAAATATCGAACCCAAAAAACAACAATATCTCCTTACTAATAAAACAATGGGGTATAATAAAATTGTTAATGTTATGGCAGCCTTTCGGTTTAATAGTGCGTTCTTAAGTTCAGCGGCTGGTGCAGGTGTATATGGACAGGTTGTGCTGCAACATCTATATAACATGGGAACATATGACCTAACCAGTTTTTTTCTAGTGTCCCAGTATATCGAACAACTGGAAGATTTATTTGCAACACGATTAACATTTGGGTGGCATGAAAACGAAAGAATACTTTCGTTTTATAGTTCTTTTGTCCGTCCAGAACGTGTTCTACTTGATTGTATGATAGAACGTACAGAACAGGACTTATTAAAGGATAGGTTGATTAAAACTTGGTTAGAACGATATGCACTAGCGGAATCAATGATGATGCTAAGTCATATTCGCGGAAAGTTCGCTTCACTTCCGGGTGCAGGTGGTGGCATATCATTAAATTCAAGTGAACTAATGAGTTTAGCACAATCCTATCGGGACGAATTAATGCAGCAGATTGATGATTTTGTGGTGGACACGCCCGAAGATGTTGGTCAAGTTGGTACGTTTATCTTAGGCTAAAGTTGCCACTTTCAAATTCATCTCGCTGATTTGGTGATGGTATTCAGGCAACTTGGATAATTTAAAAAACGATAGGGTCGTAAGTTTCGTCGCTATCGTCGTCAGTGTTTTCCCACACGGATTCATCCCAGAGTTGGTCATCTGTTGAATATAATTTATCAAATGCCGCCTGTTCATACGTTGCTATTTCTTCTACTAGTCTAATTACAATTAATGTTGCGGCGATGCAGTCATCCGTTGCACCCACTTGCGCGGCATACGCACCCTTTGACCTTATATATGACTTTAATTCGGACAGTAGTATATTTGATTGAACAATTATATCACCGCGTTCAAACATATTTTTAAAATTAACACAAGCACGCATTTTGTTGCTAGCGGTAGTTGTCATCCCTCGTTTATTCTTACCATCTTCTGACACAAATTGCGCACTGTTAGGTGGTGTTTCGTCCGCTTCAAGTAGTGCAATTAATCCTTGTCCCACCCCATTATTTTCGATTGAAAAATAAGCGCTTGCGTTTGCTTTGTCAATATGACTTAATATATTTTTTAACGTATTATACAGATCATTAGTTGTCATTGTATTAGAACGATATTGACCCACTTGTTTTAATTGCGGAAAATTATATATTGTAATCACACTAAAGTCTTCCCCGTTTCCGGTTGCAGGATCAACGCCAATAAGATAAGTCATTGCTGGCACGATATGTTCAAATAATATAACTTCATTCACAGTGGTAACGGGTTTTATTTTTGATATTGCTGGTGTAATATTTGAAAGATATAACGAGTCAATCAACAGTGCATCTGAAGATAAGAATTCGCATTCGTATTCTTGATTCCACTTACGTTGCCCAATTCGTCCAATTGCCTCTTCTTTAAATTGCTCATCGCGTCCTGGTGGTTGATCCCAATCGATTTTTATTGGGATAAAACCATTTGCCCCTAACTCGGCACCACGCCAGATTTGGGCATATATATTCATATCGCCATTCGGCGTAGATGTCATAATACATGCACCACCAGTCGATAATGTTGGTTCTATTGCAGTCCAAAATTCGTCTTGAATGCTGGATTTTACAAATGCAAATTCATCAAGGAACAGTAATGATATACTCATGCCACGCCCTGAATCTTCGGATGTTGCGGTTGATACGATTCTGGAATCGTTATCGAAACCTATTTCATGCTTATTCCAACCGTCATCCTTTACGCCTGGTTTAATCCACATTGGTAAATTTTCATACGCATATCGAATGCGCATGATCATTTCAATTGCATTTTTATTTTTATTGGCGGCAATTAATATTGTTTTATCAAAATTAAACATTGCGTACCATAATAGATACATCGCGGAAGTGGTTGACTTTCCGGTCTGCCTTGCGGATAATACTACAATATGTCTATTTTCAAGAAATCCTGTTATCATATTTTCTTGATATTCATATAATTCAAACGGAATAGAACCTCTAATAGGATGTTGAATTTTTACATAGGTCTTAATAAAGTAAATGGGGTCTTGGGCGCACCGTTTTAATTCTTGCACCTGATAATGGGTGTATTCCATTTCTTCATTAGGTTTTTTAAGGTTATTATTTTTGGCACGTGCCATATTGTTATTTCCGTTGTGTTATGATATGGTATGTACTATTTATCCAAGTTACTGGAATATCACCACCAAATCAGAAATCTGAATTTTGTGGTGTTCACACAAATGGAAACCGGGGTTGATATTCACGCAGAAATTCACACAGTGCGCAATGTGAAAGCAAGTCTCTTCGATCAAGAAATTGGCGGTTGCTAACTGTTGTATTTTTTTTAGGTTTAATGTATTGGTTCCTAACGTTTGTTGGACCGCATTGATAATATGAGAAACAGGAGAATTGAACTTGTCGAACGAAATGGGTGAATTTGATATTGTAGTAGGCAATGTGCCTTGGGATCGTGGGATTGATCTTAAATTTTTACTACAAATTAAACAAAAATTATTGAAAAAAAATGGATTAATGGCAATAATAACGTCAGCAAGTTACTTAAATGGCGGTGCCCACCGTAATAAAGAAGTGCGGGAAATATTAAGTAATAATACTAATATAACGCATTTATTCACATACCCTGCTGGTGTTTTTTTTGATCCGGTTAACGATAAACCAATTAAGGCTATTGGTGCATGTATAATATTAAAGAATGGAAGTCGGCAAAATGATGAAATTGAACTGTGTCGGTATTTTAATGATATACCATACTATACCACAACTAATATGTCAGCACAAGGAACCCCATTATTTATAGGCGATGAAGGTAAGGAGTTATGGAATATCTGCGGTGTTACCAATTTGGGGGTGCCCACCATACCATTAATACCATACACCAATTCGGACAAGCCTAAAGTTCATTTTAATAGTAAATTAGACCTAGCATACCTAGGAACATCTAAATCATTAGCTAATCTAACAGGACGCAGCCTATTGACGGGTGTACAATTAGACCTCGATGGTAGCAATCCTTGGGTGCCAACTACAAAAAAAGATAAGGTGGACAAAAAAAGTAATAGCGCAAAACGGTATATGCTTGAGTTTAATAAAAATGAAGAACATTTAGCAAAAAACACTTTTTTTCACTTATCGATGCGTGTTTTTGGTTTATTATTAAGTATGACTAACACTATTTCACATGTCAGTGACTATACAATAGGTAAACTGCCATATGATGTATTGCAGGATAAATACGATAGTAAAGAAGAGTATGAACGTGCATATTATCAAAAAAAAGGGTTCTCAAAAAAATTAATCGAATGGATAAAATTGGTAGGTTGGCGATATGCGGCGGATGAACAAGTAATAGATGGAAAAAAAGATGGAAAATTAATTAGTCTAAAACATGACACTACCGTTAATAAAATCACCCGTTCACTTGAACGGGTGAAACGAACGGGTGAAATATTTACACCTTCATATTATATTGATGATATTATGAATAAATTGGAGGAGAATAATGCTTTTAGCACTAATCAGACTGTGTTAGAACCATCTTGTGGTAATGGTAATTTTTTAGTGGAAGTTATTTCACGTAAGATCGAATCCGGTTGTTCTACCGTAGATACCTTAAATGCTGTATATGGACTGGATATTATGCCCGATAATATTGAACATTGTAAGGAGCGGATTTTGGATTTAGTTGGCAATAAAGATGAATATCGAACAATCATAAATCATAATATTGTATGTGCAGATGCCTTTGCGTGGGATTATAAACACTGGCGACCACGTGATATCCAATTACAAATAAATGAGAGCATTATTGGTAATTTAGATAAATAACACCGAAGGAGGGCATCATATATGCTATTGCGAGAATTATTTGAAGCTGTTGGGAAAAATGACTATCATCCCGAATCTTTTTATGCAAAAACGGTTGCTGAATTTATAAAAAATGAAGGTGCTGCCACTTGGAATGATATATATGCGTATGTTGAACTAATGCTTGGTGATCAATTTACGGGTGCCGACTTAGCTAATGTACCAAGTCGTAATATACCAAGATGGAAAATAATAGTTAATAATCTACATTTACACCGAACACTGGAAGGTGGTCAGTTTGGTAATATTGTTCGTATTAAAAATGGTTTTGCTATGGCAGATTTTGCGGCAAAGAACAATATTGAAATATTACCAGATAATAACGAAAAGCCACGAAATCCGGGTAAGCGTGATCCTGTTGAAATTAAACGATTAGTTGGTAAAATTGTTAGCGCTGCATATACAACCCTTGGTAAACCAAAAATGAAAAATGTTGACGCTACGCGCCGTAATATTGAGAATATGGTAAGAAAATCGCCATGGGAAAGCGAGGACACTTTAATAAATAACGCAATGCAAATTATTAAAAATGATAATAGTTAATCATCCAAGTTGGTGGTGGTCGATTCAACATTATTTCCTATAATCGATTTAAGAATATCATTTCTATCCGCTACAATTAAATTATTGTTTACGGTTTTATTACCTAGTTTTCCCTTTGCTATGTTATTTTTATCTTTGTTTTGCTTTACGGTTGCTTGTTCTTTAATAGCATTAAGTGCCGTATTTAGACTTTGATTAGCGACCTCGGCCAATCTTGCCTTATATTTTCCTTCAACCGTTTCAACCTCGGATGAAATATCAGTAAATGCATCTAGGGCAAGGTCGTGTATATTTAGTAATTGTGATTCTATTTCACGATCTTTATCATCGTATATTTCCGACACCTCTATTTCCGTAGTCGTTTCTGTTTTCGATATTACGGTTGTGTGTCTTTCGATATCAAAAATATCTTCAAGAGGATGGTCAATCGTAGTTTCGACGTTATTAGTTTTAGTTTTCATTTAAAAATATTACGCTCCGTTAATATACGCCATTTAATACCATATTTATCACAGAATAATTTAGCACTTTTCCACTTACTAATATTTATCGCATATGTTAGCGTTTCGTATATTTGTGTTTTTTTGTTCTTACCAACGGTAGTTGGTTGTTTGGTTTCTTTTTCTGGCTTAACTTCGATTAACTCTTGTATTATTTCACCATTTTTGTTTTTATATTTTATCCAAAAATCTGGATAATATTTATGTATTCTACCTGTGGTTGGTTTTCGATATGGAATTGATATTATTTCTGAACCCCATTTTATTATCGATGTATTTGAGTCCAGAAACCGCATAAAGTCCAATTCCCATGATGACCTATACACTATATTTTTCAAATCACCAACATATTTTGCTGGGTGTTTTGGAATAAAGTATCCCTTGCGTACTCCTTTTCTAGCCATGATATTAACCGGTAAATATAGAGCCTGTGAAGTCTGAGACACTACTGAACGCACTACTTAATATATTAGTACGTTCGGGTCTAGGAGGCATTCCAACGCCGTCAACCCCTTCTGTCGAAGGGGTTGGATCATTTGATAGGAAGTTGGGCTTAATTGGATACAATGCACCAATATTTCCACCCGAAATATCCGTTAGACGCTGTGAGTTATCAATTACGCGCTCACTAGGCGTAATATGTAACGCATCGTATGCAAATTGAAATTCTATTTCACTCCCATTACCCGACTCAGACATATCTAAATCATCGAGATTCATTGTTAAAAACTTTGGATTGTGAAACTGATACACATTCATTAGTTTTCCGAAATCATATAAGTGAAACAGTTTAATTTGTGAAATAATAGATACTGCACCACCTTCAAGTGCTGATATTGATGCCGCCCCAGCGTTATTGCTACTATTGAAATTCATACTATTTGCTTGTAGCCATTCAGTACCACCAGCAGATGAAATTTGTTCCCTACCAAATGAACGTGCTACGGGACTGATACTTTCCAAATATGCGGTGTAAAAAAGATGTGCTAACCCTTGATTATCGTCATAAAAACGCATTGTGATTGGCTCATATACTGCACGTTTTGGTATTCTTGTCCAAAAGTTATAATGGTTTACTTCTTCATGTTCTATGTTAATATTGGGGCGCGTACTCGTTTTAACAACAAATGCTAATCTATTAGCGGAGTCAGCTAAACCACTTTGGTATGCGGGTGATAGTGTTATTTGCACAACGAATAGAAATTTATATTTAGGTGCATATTGAATAAGATCAATAGCATACGGCGATGCGCCACAGATTTCACGTGAGGTAGTATTTTCTTCACCATTCCCGCTGTTTTGAATACCACCAATTAATGTGTTTAAATTTTGTAATTCACTAACAACAGTGGGAATATCATTAAATTCAAATCGTCCAGCACGAACATCCGATATAATGGATTCCGCCTGTCCTGTTGCACGATTAAGAACATCAGGATTAAATTCACCAGCCTGTTGCGCCGCATTGTTGTCAATGCCCACAGTTGCAAATACATATCCAGCACTATTCGGGATAATGGCTGAATCAACATCACCTGTTCTAATTGAATTTGAGGTTTGCGCTAAGGTACGAAGTCCAGCCGTTATATTCCCTGCGCCAAATCGATTGGCAACTTCAATATTCCCTATTTTACCTAATGAATCGAAAAATTCTCTACGCTCGGCATCTTGCGTAATTAATGTGTTTTGTGATTGTGGACAATTTTTTACGGTGAATCTTCGTGGATCGAGAGCCATCATATACTCCTAATATGATATATTTATCATATACGTAAAAAAGGGGAACCCACGTCCCCCTTACATATATTTCAAAAAATATGCGATTACGCGCCAGCGCCACCAAGTGCAATACCTTCGCCTTGATCATAGCCACCGATATTCTGCCGCGCATGATCGTAGCGGATCGTAGTTGTAATTATAACAACTTCGCCACTTGCATAGTCCAAATCTGTATAATCAACTTGCTGTAACCAACACCCTTCTACGGTCCAACGTTCGATTACCTGCTCGGCACCATCTAACATATCAAGATAAGTAATGAATTTGTAATTAGAACCTTCACCGGATGCAGCTAAAAATTGCCCTTCCGCCCCAATTAACCATTGCTGTGATTGAAGCTGCTCTTGTATGATCTGTGATGCGGTACCAGTTACGTCATCCTCAAATGTAAGTGTTATTGGTTCAAACGTATATTTTCCGGCAATATATGCACGTGATACGTAACGATCTAATTGAATTTCATCAAACGAAGTAACAGGACGTGTTACCGTAATTGCTTGGAGACTTAATGGTTGCGAATCTACACCACCTCCTAGATTGGCAAATGTGATGCGCCACCTATTCTTTTGTTTAGGTTGTAAAATACCTGTTCCGACCCCCGGTATTCCAATATCATTAATAGTTGCCATCGTATAAATACTCCAATATAATGTTTCATAATAAGAAACGTGTCATTTAACTAACTATAGGTATTTATTCAATGGTGACAAAAAAAAATGAAATTTCGGATTTAATAGAACACGCAAAATCTTTAAAGCGTTTGGGTGCATTAATATATCATGATCAATATCCAGCATTGCTTACATTAACTGCTTTTTTACCCAAAACTGCTAGTATAAAACAGCGCATTTGGCATGTTACTAACAATATATATTCGCTACCAAGTTGTGTGGTATGTGGCAATGATGCGACATGGAACAAACTAAAAGGCGGCGATTATCGTGAATGTTGCTCCGTCAAATGTGCTATGTTAAATCCAAAAAGAATGAAAAAAATCAAAGAAACTAACTTAAAAAAATATGGTTCAGAATCACCATTCGGTAACAAAAAAGTACAGGAAAAAGCAAAAGTAACGGTTCAGCAAAAATATGGTGTGGATAATATTTCACAACTTGACGAAATAAAAAACAGAAAAAAGGATACATGTAAACGAAATTTCGGCGTTACCGTCCCACTCAAATCACCTATTGTTATGGAAACTCTTAGGAATACTAATTTAATGAGATATGGTGTTGAAAATGTTTTTCAAAATAATGCGATACGAGATAAAATAAAAGAAACATCATGGCACCGATATGGCACCGAACATGCTAATCAAAACAAAGAAGCAATGGTATTTTTATTAAATAAGGAATGGTTAACCGAACAACATAATGTACATAAGCAAACAATTGGACAAATTGCACTTGGATTAGGGGTATGTAATGATACAATTACCACATATTTTAAGAAACATAAAATTGCGACAATTACACATTCACGATCAATTGCGGAACGCGATATTGCAACATGGATAGAATCATTAGGAATTGATATTGTAACGAACACAAAAAAGATAATTGGCTTGGAGTTGGACATATATATTCCGCAATATAAGTTAGCAATAGAATATAATGGTTTGTATTATCATTCTACAGCACAAGGTAAGGATTCTAACTATCATTTGAACAAGACCCAATTATGCGAAGCGCAAGGAATTCGTCTTATTCATATATTTGAGGATGAATGGCGTGATCAACAACAAAAATGCAAAGATACCTTACTACATTTAATGAATCGGAGTAAAAAGGGCGTATACGCACGAAATACTACTATTCGTGAAATTAATTGGCCTACCGCTAGGAAATTTTTAAATCAATATCATTTATTGAATGCAGGAAGCTGTGGAAATAAACGAATTGGTGCTTATGATAATAATGATAATTTAATTGGCGTAATGGTATTTGGGCAGACCAATAATGAACATGGCGATTCGAGTGTGGTGGAATTAAAGCGGTTTGTTACTAATAAAAAAAATAATCCCGGCCTGGGGTCTAAAATGTTCAAACATGCAATACGCACCTTTGGATATAATGAAATAATAGCATATGTTGATCGACGTTGGTTTACCGGACTGGTAAAACAACATATTGGATTTGTGCGTGTCGGATATACTAAACCGGCATTATGGTGGACAGATTACACAAATCGACAACATCGGAGGTTTATATCTAAAAAAGATTTAGTGGCGAAGGGGCATCCCGCACATTTAAGTAAATCCAAAATCCTTGAATCAATTGGTTACGATACTATATGGGATAGTGGAAAAGTAAAACTACATTGGACGAATTGAAGTTACCACTACCACACCACCAAATTCAACTTGCTGATTTGGTGGTGTGTGGCGCTTCAACAACCATTAATATATTTGTTGGAAACATTACGTAATAGCATAAATGGTGTAAAAAATACAAATAACCACCAAAGAACGGGTAAGGTTAGTGCAAGGAATGTGTATATCCCCATTAACGCAACGTCAACTGTTGTTGATTCGTGGCCATTAGTCGGCATTAACTTAACCAACGTATCAAATATTAATGTTGGTATTTCAATAAGAATGTAGTTTAGTTGTTCTGCCGATATCCAATATACTGTTAACATCACTATTACTGCATACGCGACAATCTGTAACATTAATTTTAATATGCTTCGCATTTTTTTTTCCTTTATCCAAGTTGCCTGAATTATTCAACACTACATAAACACTAATGAATCTTTCCACCATTTTGGTATCATGGAAGATGACTGCGAATATAGGTATCCAAAGCTACCGTCCAGAATATATACTGTGCCACTATCATTTGAACTTCTCACAATTCGTCCACCAGCTTGTATGATATCGGTCATAGCTCTGCGCCTGTACCATTCAGCCGACATATCTAACCGTTTCTTTATCCACTGGTCACCTAAGTATCCAAACGGTGTCTTAACAATCATTGCGAACCGTGACAAATCATCTTTTAGGTCAAGTCCTTCGGTACATGATGGGCTTATAAGAATAGATGGTACGGTTGACTCTATAAACATATCAATTGTGGTATTTCGATTATGCTTGGTTTTTGGATTATGATGATAAATGTCGTGTGACTTTAACTTCGAAAGTTCCTGTACTAACCATATTGCTATTTGATAATTTGCTGTGTGGATTATTCCCGACTCGGTTTTATGAATATCAAGCAGTTCGCATATTCTGGTAATCATTTGTTTTCTACCATTTGCTTGTTCTGGTTTGTTCCAAGCAGCATTCATTTTTAAAATGGGCATATAATATATTGGCCTGTTTTCAACAGGGAAGTCACTTTCAAGTGATAAAAACGCGGTATCTTTTTCATCAATACCTAAGTCTGCACAGAATTGGTTTTTATTTAATATGGTTGAGGACATGAATAAAAAACGTTCAGCTTGTGGTTCAAATATTTTTTTAAATGAATACGCGCCTGTAATACGTTTAAATTGAATCATCGTTTTATCGTGTACTAGTACGAAGTGTTTTTCTAAATACTTAACATTTCGTATTGACAATTCCAAAACATCATTCACATGTGCGCTTAATTCATCAATTTCTGATAATAATTTTAATTCCTTTTTTGTTATTTCTGCTCCTGTTTTTTCATATAAATATTCACTATCTTCTTCAAGTGTATTTAATGCGTCTTGTATGTTAGGTAAATATTCTTTTGTTACCCATTCTTTTGCTGATTTAATATTAGTATTAACTTTAAATTTAATATTGTATTTCTCGCATATAAAAGATTTGATATCAACGGAATCAAAATCAACTAAATGTCGCTCAAGGGTATGTGCTTCGTCCATTATTAATAGCTTTCGTTTTGCAAACGTATCTGTATACGTGAAGGTAGTTAGTGCCAACTTGTAATTAAGAACCGTATTTTTGGAGTATAATGCCCGTTGTTTTGCTTTAATATAGGGGCAGACAGCACATTTTGGTTTGACTAAAGAACCAACATTACATGATGTTTTTTTATTAATACACTTATAATTTGATTTACCACGCAATGATGCTAAAAATGCACTACCATTTTTTTTAAAGTCAACTTCATATTGCTGTTGTAAAATTATCTGTGGTGTTAATACAAATGAGTGTTTTAGATGTGTTGATATAGAGGTTGCAAATGTAAGTGCTGTATGTGATTTTCCACTACCAACCGGTGCTTCCAAAATCAAATATTTTGCGGTTTGTTTTTCAATCCATTCCAATGCAATTATTTGATTTGTACGAGGTGTGAATTCTGGCGTGGGCCATGATTCAAATATTTTTGATTTATTATTCATCCTATGATTGTATCATGTTTTTTATAAATCATCAATGGATTATTTTTTAAGAATATATTTATTCGTCACTATTGACGACTTGTATTTTTTATCCAAGTTGCGTTCAAGAAGCGCTTGCGTGAAAGCACTTGTCTGGTGCCAATGTTATGAATGGGACATGACAACAACAAAACCACATTTTTTGCAATTATTGCCTACATTTTCAATTTCCATAATAATATAATAACGTAATAATGGATTATCTATAATCTTCGCACCAAGGCGCGAAAATGTAATATCAATTATTCTTCTGCCTTGCGGATAAAGCCTCGCAAGGCAGAAAGAACTAATAAACATTCATTATTAAATTATTTTTTTTAACCATTTAAAACCATGAGAGCTGGCCCCCCTCCGTTCGGATAGATATATATCTATCCAGGCCGGTCACGGGGGGTTTCGCGGGCCTAGTGGGGAACTACCACCATAGCGTTTGAAAACTGGAACACTACAGCATGTTTGTTTTCTACCTTCTGGTAAATATAAAAATCTACCTAACAATGGACTAACCTCAACGTCTTTCGATAAATTGGGCAACGTACATCGAATTGTTGGTGATGTGCAACAATAGTGCCCAAATTGGGGGCTTGATCATCACTTCTGTATTATGGATATTACACGAATGTTAAACTTTTACAATCGTTTTTTCTTTCTTTCTTTTAAATAATATAATATATCAACTCTCATATCTTTTTTTGAAATATGTTTCCAACCATACGTTTTTTCATATTTAGTATTTAAGAAATGCCTGCATTTTTCTGAATGTGCATTTAGTATTTCAATTTCATTGATTGAAAGCTCTGACTTGAATTCTTCAAAGAAGTTCAATAAATAATTCCACGAAAGTAATGATATTTTTTTATTAATTATTGTTTCAATCTCTTTCGTGGTGGTTGACATTAGCTTAGATCACCCCAGTGTGCGGTTGGTTTATGAACGCCTTGGCCACCTATGCGGAATCCACCACCGCCTGATATCCTTTTTGTTAAGGTAGGTTCAGAACAGTCGGGGCATATTTGTAATGGTTCTTCAGTCATTTTTTGCTTTACTTCTATAATAACATTATGAATGTCACACTTTTTATTTGAACATTTATATTGATATGTAGGCATTAGCCGTTTCCTTTATTATTACTGTTGAAGCGACCACTTCCAAATCTTTGATTTGGAAGTGGATTCGCATAATGGTCACCCATTGTGTCTTCTGTGTTTCCACAGACTCCTCCATCGAGCGCTTGACTTCCCAAGCGGAGAATGTTCGTTGCTGCATTGATATGACGATCATGCAATGTGCCACACCCGGAACACGTCCATTCCCTTATTCCAAGACCTGTCCTACCTTTCGGACTCGTTTCAGTTATTTCCTGACACGACGAACAGGTCTGGGTGGTGTACGATTCGTTGACTTCAACAAACATGCATCGCATCGCTTTCGATTTATAATCGAGCATGTTCTTTAGTTGATACCAACCTGCGTCTAATACGGATTTAGCCATCTTAGTCTTTGCTAATTTAGACGCACTAACATTACCAATCGCTATTAATTCGTTTTTCTTTTACTATCTTGGTTGACCATTTATGATTTGTGTCCATCCGTTGGTTCTTGATTTTCGCATGAATTGTTTTTACTTGGCGTTTCTTTTTTGCAAGTTGGGCAATGCCCAACTTGCTTTCGGATTTACGATAATATTCCTTACGTTCTAATATTTCGCCATTTGAACACGTAGCAATGGTCTTTAACCCCAAGTCAATTCCTATATGTCCGGTGCCAGTTGATACTTGTTTGTCAACAAGTACTTGAACCGAAAGATACCACCGACCACGTGAATTTGGAAGTGGTATTTCGGCAACTTGGATAAATATCAATATGATGACTAATAAAAAAGAAATTATAAGATGGCTTGATGAAATGGGTATTATAAATTATACTATTAATGATACAAGTACGGTAACGGTGAAAGGTGATGTTTATTTAGATTTTAAAGGATTAGTCGAAATACCAGTACAGTTCCGAATTGTTTATGGTAATTTTAATTGCTCAAATAATAGCTTGACCACACTAAAAGGTTCACCGCGTGAAGTCGGTGGCGATTTTGATTGTTCATTTAACGAACTGAACTCATTATTAGGTGCGCCGAAGGAAGTTGCTGGTGGCTTTGATTGTTCTATGAATATGATATCTTCATTAGTTGGCGGTCCATCCGAAGTCGGAAAGTTTTTTCATGTATATGCTAATAACCTAAGATCGTTGACAGGATCACCACAAGAAATTGATGGTGATTTTGACTGTTCATTTAATATACTACCACAATCACATCGCGCAACCACAATTATTGGCGGACTGTTCATTAATTCACACAACAATTAGTTGGTAATTATATGGTTAAAAAACGCAAATCACGCACATATCTTCCCAAAGCATTGGAAAATAGCAAACCAAAAGACTGGAGGTGGATGCCATATGACCTTGCTGCGCAATATGCAAGACGGGTAGGCATTAAATCATACCGCCAATACCGGACATGGATACGTAACTATAAACCGGGTGGAATGCCTGCAAATCCAAGTGAGGTTTATATAGAATGGGATAACTGGAATACGTTTTTAGATACCAACAACATATTCTCAGCGGACGCGCCACACGCGGTTACACGCGCCAAGCGAATGCCATATTGGGATGCGGTGGCCTTAATACATAAACTTGGCCTAAAAACAATCGAAGAATTCAAAATAGAATTTGACAAGGGTAACATACCCGAAGGGATACCAAGAAATCCAATTCGTGGCTATCGTGATTTTACGAAAAATGGTGGTTGGCCCGGTTTTTTGGGCAAAACCGTGCAATCTAAAATCAACGCGGCTAAGGAAATCACGCCCATATTCATTTTATATAGAATGAAATCTAGTTCGCCCAATATAATAGGGGTCTTTATTCATAAAACCGGTCAGACTGAACTACATAAAATAATAACCGAACGGAACCTAGAAATAGTGCAATGGTATATATGGGATGCTGAACAAAGCACAGCCGTGTTCGGTGCATTAGACCAACATGGGTCACGCCAACCCAATAACAACAGTTGGTTATTTCACAATGTAAATTCGGTGTTATTCGATATCGGGCAGTATTTAGAACGTTGGCAACCAAAACATTAATATTGACATATTGAAGCGACCATTTCCAAATTCAGCTTGCTGATTTGGTAGTGGTATTTCGGCAACTTGGATAATGGATTTTATTGGAATCTAGTAGAACAAGTGAAATATATAGTCCAAAACCATTGAATAATATATTGTAATAGTTTACAATATATTCATATTCAAAATGCAACTATCGGATATAATATGACTGCATTGCAAAAAACATATGAAGAACGATTTGTTAAACAAATGTCAAGCTGCGTGCCATTAACGGATGATGATAAAATTTTATACACCAATTTTATTAAAAATGATCCTGGATGGTTCACTTTAATGCCAACCACGGTGCCAGTGGTACAAAATATCATGTTTATGGCGGCGTTGGCAATTGACTACAAACATGATGAGGACAATTCACAATATGATTTCACACGCGCCGCGTGTGAAATCATATTAGAATATATAAACTCAAAAGAAATGATAATGACCTTTGAAACTACGTTGCGCCGCGCCAATGCAAGTGGATCACTAACAATAGACGAAGAGGCTGTTATTGAATATTTATCCAAGTTGCCTGTCCAACCACCATCAAATCATCGTGCTGATTTGATGGTGGTTGGACAGGCAACATATTAAACACACAATGATTAAGTGAATTTAATTCTTGACTTGACATTTAACTATGTTATTATCAGTAAGGTAGTTCAGGTCTTGGAATAAGAGAATGTACATGCTCCGGGTGTGAAACAATGCATGATTGCAATGTAAATGTAGCAACGAACATTCTCAGCTTGGGAAACCAAGCGCTACTAGCAGGGGTCTGTGGAAATGCAGAAAACACAATGGGCGACCGTTGTGCGAATCCACCACCAAACACAGCTCGCTGATTTGATGGTGGTCACTTCAATTTAATTCAACTACTTATGGAATGTATCTATGAAAGCTATGAAAAAATGTCCGAATATTGTCAATTCTGGTAATGTAAAAATCACAATAGCAAATAACGATGGCATTGAAATCGACCATATCAATACGTGTCAACATATTATAGAACGCTTTATTGACAATAAAATTTGTAATTCTCGAACAACTGATGATGTACGATATTGGTTTAAACACAATTTTTATAATTGGGTCAGACGTGGTGCAATTGATATCACGAATGACATGATGAACCCTGAAAAATTTCAAGAAATGTTTTTTGTCCCATTAAAGGAATATCTGACCACATTAGTTTCAACAAAAAGCAACAACATTTCAATGCAAACCGCTTTGGCATTATTTCCTGAATTTGCACAAGAAGCGATTGATGATGTTGTTGTGTTTTCAGCAGGACGAATGTTCAGAATATTAAAACTAACAAATGTCATCAGTAACGTGCATGATTTTTTATTAGCAAACGCACAGGCGGGATATGAGGAAAGTGTTATTTGTCCATTAGCCTTTCAAGTTCGTGATATATCAAAACTACATTTCCCGGAAGCGCTAAAGCGGTCAATAGCATGGCACGAATACACGGTGCAACAATCCGAAATAGTTGACGCTGCGCTGGCACAAGAAATGATAGATAACTTGGTTGAAGGCAAAGACTTTACGGTTGAAGATGATGATTTTGAAACAATAACAGTTGTAAAATTACTGACACGGGAGAGTGCTAAGGTCGAAGGTACATTAATGAAACATTGCGTTGCTTCGTATGGTTCTGATATTGAAAAGGGCAAGGCAAAAATTTACAGTGCTCGGAATAAACTAATGGTCCCAATCGCAACAATTGAGCTGGTTAACGGAAAGGCAACGCAGGTAAAGGGTAAACATGGTAGTACCATTGTTACCAAACACCATGCTGATATTCGAAAATATTTCAAAAAGCATAATATATCTGTGACAGAATCCAGACACTTTGGGGGAATGAAAGAGCATGATGATGAACATGCCTGATACCTCCGGAACGGATTTCAAGCCAGTGTGCGATATTATGCGCTGGCTTGAAAATATGAAAATAAAAAACTATATTATTTGCGATAACGGTAGTGTTATCGTAAATGGTAACGTAAACATTTGTCATCGTTATTTGACCGAAATCCCAGTGCAATTTCGAACGGTGTATGGTGATTTTAACTGCTCAGGTAACAAATTGACATCATTAAAAGGTAGCCCGCACGAAGTAGAAGGTGGTTTTAATTGTTCATTTAACTTATTATCCAGCTTAGAATATTCACCATATGAGGTTAATGGTAGTTTTTTTTGCTATGATAATGAATTAATAACATTAGACGGTGCGCCGACCTCAGTGGGAGGAACGTTCTTGTGTATGAATAATCATCTTAAATCTTTAGATGGGATGCCCAAAAATATTGGTGGTGAGTTGCGTTGGAAGTGATCGTTGTCTGGATTAGTGTTTGATTGACTATTGTTAGTTACCCAAATTGTAGCAATACCATTTCCAAATCGGCAAGCTGAAATCGGAAGTGGTATTGCTGCAACTTGGATAAATAGGTTTTATGCGCGTACAACCATTATTACAAATAAACGAAATTAGCAACATTCGTCGAATCAAAACCAATTGTTCCCAGTTTTTATTGGAAGCAAATGGTATGCCATTGTTCAAGTACTTACCCAATACACACGATGACTTTCAAAAAATCAAAGTCCGTAAGCACAATAATACGACGAAATTCGGTAAGGTTTTTAATTCAGTATTTAAGGAACAACTGTATAACCTGAGAGAACGAGCAGTATTTGCCATTGGTGGGGTGGAAGATATTTATGAAAATGAAAATGAGTTGTTTTATGTGTTTCCACCCAATGGGTTTCGATATATGTACAGCAAGGCGGTTAACGATTCAACCAACTGTTACGAACCAATATTTGAATCAATATTCAATAAGCTTGGTGAAACAAGCGGAACGATGATATTTGAAGATTTATTGCGGTTTAATTATTCAACCGAACAGCTATCCGAAGGAATATCCAGCGGTGCTGAAATAATATTATATGGGATACCATATTACTATGCGCTCCGTGTCACCACGATTAGTAACTATGCGCACTTGACAACCAATAGTTAGAATTGATATTATATGTTTATAATAATAAATAGGAGATAAGGATGACAACAACAGTATTGGCACTTAAAACAATCAGCGGTGAAGAAGTAATTGCAACTCTCGTAGAAGATAATAGTACTTACTATATGCTTGAAAGGGCTAGGGTATTGGTTATGCAGCAGTCGCCAGATGGTTCTGTATCATTGGGCATGTTACCATTTATGGTAAGTGCAAATAATCCAGAGTTTACTACGGAAACTACGGTAAAAATGTTAAAGACCGCAATTATGTCAGAAGTAACAACAGTTCCACAGCCAATGATTGATGCTTATTTACAGCAAGTGTCCGATATTGTATTGGCGTAATTGGGGGAAATATGGCAGTTGTTTTATATAGATGCGATGTGTGTAAACGGGAAAAGGAATACGTTCGTATCATCGATGGTATTGAAAATATAAATCGTTGTACTATTACGCATGGTTGTCGTGGTTCATTGTATCAAATTGATTTAATGTCCGACTTTACCCAAGCTGGTGTATCAACCCCCGTATTTGGACTGGACGAGTGGCTTCCCCGTCGTGTTTTATATGATCATACACAAGTTATTGCACGCTCCACATGGACTATTCCACATAATCTTGGTACCACGCCCGCAATTTCGGTATTTGTTAATATACCAACAGAAACGGATATTAATAATATGGTTGAAATATCACCGACAGATGTCATAATAGTCGATTCAAATAATATTATGTTGGTATTTGATCGTCAATGGTCTGGGGTTGCACAGCTTGTGGCTAGACAGTCCCCCCCCGATATATTATCTTCCACTACTATAGAATCAGCCTCCATACGGTCGCGCCGACAAATTTCCATTGGTGGCGAAATCACTATCGCCACGCGAGTCCCTACCATAGGCACTTGCGCAAATGTCGGAATAATGGTATCCTTTACTACCGCAACGGGAAATACGGAACAGCACCTGTATTCAAATGTAAGCGAATCCTTGCTTAATTCGGTATCACCATGGAGTGATTTTGATAGTGTGGTCATTAAGGGTAAAATATATACGGTGCGGAGCTATCAAGGGATATATCAATCAATACAAGATGATATTGTTGGTAATGGTTCTACGTTTACATATGATACCATAACCGAATGTTCGGGTAGTCCGCCGAATACCAGAAGTATAGAGAAAAATGAGGTGTTGTTGCTTATGTCAAATCCACCCTTTGCTACGGTAGATAAGGATACCGGTATATATGTAGATGTTACTGATATAACCCCAACAATGAATCAATTTGCACTGGTTTACGATAATGGTGAATTTTTCATCGATGAGGCAGCTATAAAAACTATATATCCCGCTATACGAAATATTTAGAAATTGAAGTGGTCGGTTTCAAATCAGATCGCCGATTTGGAAGTGGTATTCCAGCAACTTGGATAAAAAATAATAAAAAATGGATAATACTAAACAAAAATTCTTAATAGAATTGCTGATTTCATCACCGGACACATATGCTATGTGTCAAGGGATAATCAAAGCAACTTACTTTGATCCTGAATATCAAAGGGTCATTATGTTTATAGTTAAATACTTTAATGAGTATTCCACTACACCTAATACAAAACAAATTGAAGCGGAAACTGGCATGTTGTTGCGAATGCATGAAATAACAACGGATCAAGTTTCATATTGTGCAGATGAAATAGAAGAGTTTTGCCAAAAGCGAGCGATGGAAGAAGCAGTAATTATTGCCGTTGAACTAATTACTAACGATGCGAAACATGCAGAAGCAGCTGCCGTAATGTTAGCCGCGTCACAAATATCACTGTCAAAAAATCTTGGATTATCATATTTTTCAAGCGTAGAAGAACGACTACAACGAAATTTAATAGGCACGCAGACATCACCGACCGGATGGTCTAAACTGGATGATGCATTATTTGGTGGTATTTCACGAAAAGAATTATTATTAGTTTCCGCGAATTCCGGTGGCGGTAAGTCTATTACTTTGGCCAATTTAGCATTAAATTTTGTAAATAGAGGACTTGACGTTTTATACATATCACTTGAATTATCAGAAGATGTAATAGGCAGTAGATTTGACACAATGTACACCGGTATTTCTAGGAAAGTTTGGAAAGAACATGTAGATGAAATAACCAAAACGGTAACAAAGGCCGGTAAAAACATCGGGGCGTTAGATATCGTACAGATGCCAACCGAAACTAGCGCCAATGATATTCGTGCATATTTAAAAGAATTTGAGTTAAGAAACAAACGAATACCGGATATGATCGTTCTTGATTATCTTGATAATATGGGGGCAAATGAAGCAATATCCGCTGATAATGTGTTTCAAAAAGATAAATTATGTTCCGAACAGTTACGACAAATTGGTATAGATTACGATATGTTTATTGCAACCGCTTCCCAACTTAATCGTAGTGCAATTGAAGCACCATCACATAATCATAGTCAAATTGCTGGTGGTCTTAGTAAAATACAGGTCGCTGATACTTATTTCTCAATAATAATGACGGATGAGATGCGTGCAATGGAAAAAATTATATTTATTTTACAAAAAACACGAAATAGCGATGGTGTTGGTGATCATATTCATTTAAAATGGGATAATAAATATTTAAGGATAGTGGATGATGATACAGCCGCCTCCGATCAACTTATTTTTAAGAAGAAAAAACCATCCGATGCACCGCCTGGTGTTGATTTGTCGGATGCCGACCATATGTTTAACACGTTACCGAATGTGTAATAAATGAAAAAAAAAGATTGATATTTGTAGCAATACAGTGGTAAAATAAAGCGTTGAATATATAATTATAATATTAGGAGATTGAAGATGCAAAAAGTAGTGGATATTAAGGTACTTACAATTGATGAAAAGCCATATGCGGTTGATAGTCTGAGTGAAGAAATTCAAGGATTGGTCGAAATGTATAATGATTGGCAACGGCAGGAAGTGGTGGTACGGGATGAATTGACTCGATATATTGCGGCAAAAGAAACACTTTCGCAACAAATTATCAATAAAGTACGTGCAGAGCTTAGTGCGGAGGGAGAATCTTCTGCTGACGCAGAAGATTCTCCCTCCGCCGACTAGCGACAACCGGTGGTTGTTTAAACCAAAGCAGTGATATTTTTCGGTATATCACTGCTTTTTTTATCCAAGTTGCCAGAATACCACTTCAAAATTCAGCTTGCTAATTTGGTGGTATTCCGACAACTTGGATAAATATACACATGAAGACAGAAAACCAAGATTCAGCGATTATCACCGTTTTAGCCGACATGGGATTTACCGAAACCCAACCATTAACACCCGAACAAGAAGAGATGCTCGCACGGGCATTAGACCCCGAAAAGGAGTTCTTACATGCAGTTGAACGAATATTTGGAAAGCCATCCGAAATTTAGTCAAATTGGATAAAATGCTTGATTTATTCGTTATCGCATGATATTGTCATGTTTCAATAATATTAGAGAGAATATATCATGGATAGCTTAATTGAAGCAACCGTTCGACTATCAGAACTTACGTCATTATCCGCCTTGGAAACTACATTATCTAATCGGATTTCTATTGTGTTTGACGAATTGGTGAAACAGAATGCTGAACTTCCTGATATTGATGGATAACGCTTTAATATAATATCATTACTGGAGGCAAAAATGAAATCGTTTTTTGTATACTTGGCCGGGCCCATTTCAGGACTCGGGTTCAACGAATCTATTGACTGGCGACAGTATGCTATTGAAAATTTAGATTCGCATATCAGCGGCGTGTCCCCATTACGTGGTAAGGAATACTTAGGTACGCTTGACAAAATAGTTGGTTCTTATGACAATAATGATTGGCCATTATCTACCCAGCGTGGTATATATACACGTGACAATTTTGATGTTCATCGTTCTGACTTACTTCTAGTAAATTTACTGAACGCCACTACTGTTAGTATTGGTACTGTAATGGAAATTGCGTGGGCCAAACAAGCAAATATTCCAATCGTATTGATTATGGAACCGCATGGAAATATACATGAACACCCAATGTTGCTTGAAGCATGTCCATTTGTAGTATCGGATATTGATACTGCAATTGTATTAACAAATCATATTTTAATGCCCACCGGTCATTGATGTTGTTGTCTGCTAATACACTCCGCATTGGCATCATTGCAATGATAGGTGCCATTGTTGTTCTTAACTTATTGGATTTCGTCACAACATATATTATTTTAGAGAAAATGGATGGCCGTGAGGTAAACCCAGTTTTAGTATATCTGATGGACATAACCAATACTATTTGGGTTATATTGGTAGTCAAACTAATTGGATTATCTTGGGTATGTGGCATCGCGTATCGCCGCTGGGCACTGTGTCAGCGACCCCTTGTGTTTTGGACTATGTTAGCGGTAACGATAATATACATGATAGTTGTCCTATGGAATAGCTACGTTATAATCAACTTTTGGGAACTTTATAGTGAAAATTAATATCGAACAACAACTAAAACTACAATCGGAACTGATATCAAAACAGGCTGATCAAATTAGGAAAATAGAAAAAGTAATGCGTCAGTTGCAGAAGCAACTTCAAAAAACTGGTGTAAAGCTGGATAGAACATATCATTCTACACGAAAAAATTCATCAGACCTTATGAATATCCACCAAAAACTAGGAAAATGACGCGACCACTTCCAATTCAGCAAACCAAATTTGGAAGTGGCATTTCGGAAATTTAGGGTTGCCAACAGTAAATTCAAAAAATAACAGATTCTCCACTTGATATATAATTATATCAAGTGGAGAATCTGTTATGCCGTTATTCTTATTAAAACTTTTAAATTTTAAAAGTATAGTTCCGTTTATCATAACAAACTGGAAAACAATTGCCATTGGTGGTATGATGGCTATAATAGTATATCAAAATGTGTTTGAAGCCCGAATATTTTTTGGCGCTGAAACCATACCTAGCTTGACGAAGAGACTTGCTGCTGCGGATAATGCGATTGATATTTGTAAAAAAGGGAATGATACACTTGCCGACAGTATTGTTGATAGAAATAATGAAGTTGATAAATGGCGAATGATATCAAAAAACCTTGCAAACAATATTAAAAGTTTGAAAAATACACTACGGGATAGCCGCGTGAATACCGATAAAAGGGTAAATGAAATTCTTGCCAATAAGACACCAACAACATGCGAAGCTAGTATTGAATACTTACGCAATATTCGAAAGGGGATATCATGGGAAAAATAATTATTATTATATTAATGACATTGATGGTTGGCTGTGGTGGAAAATTAATAACGGTAAAGACCGAAGTTCAAGAAACATTGGTTCCTATATTGTATAGTCCAAAGCCGCCACACATACCACGCCCCAGTCTTCCCATACATGATATGACGCAGGAAGAAATTCTTCAACCCGGTGCCTTAGTAAAGCATTATCATGCCACACTGGAAGTGTTATTGGGATATGCGCGTGAACTAGAGCGTGCGTTAAAAGAGTACGATGTGATAAATAAAGCATATACCGAGCAGCGGGATGAATTACAGAAAAAGCTTGGTCTACCACCCGAGGAATTACCGGTAGAATAATATTGAGGCGAAAATGGATTTACTTAAAGAAATAACGGAAGAATATCTTAATATTGAAGCCATTAATTTGATGGAAGCGATATCCCGTTCAATTCGGGAATTGAAGGTGTCTAAACGTGGCAAAAACATTACTGATAAAATGGTTAAGGATTTTATGAAATCGAATTCTAATTTAACCATGGCAGCTAGTATAAATGCGCTTTCTGCATATTCGCAATATAAGACAAATCGACGAAATATTGTGAGTTTGTTCGCCACGGATGCGTATAGCAAACGGATGACTACAAAAATGGTAGATGCTATGGTAGCATCAAAGAAGTTTAAAATTCATCGTGTTAGACATATAGGGAATAGGAAATATTGGGAGTTGAAGAAAATTAAACCTGGATTCTAATCACAACCATTAAAAAATGGTTGACAGTTGTTGAATAATTATGATATAGTTTGTTTAAATCAGTAATAATGCTGATGACTTACAACAACAGGTGATTAATATGGCAAGACCATCTAACCCAAACAGTAAACGACAGCTGGCATTCGCATATCTCGATGAAATTAAACATATTAAGCGCAATACCGCAATTAAAATGCTTTGTGAACAGTTTCAAATCGGTATCCCATACGCACAGTCATTACATGCCGCCCACCGAACGATTAATAAACAATCTGGTAAAATGTCGATTGTATATGTAGTTCGTGATATCCGCGAAGGTAAACCTGTCGCACCCTACATTAAGGTAATTAACACGTTTACACCCCCCGAAAACTCAGCCAGTGATATAGACGGCGCTAAGCGTTTATATGTTGAATCGTTGCGCCGGAAAATCAGGGTAACCGAAATGCTTTCACTTTAAGGAATTTAATTATGATGTTTTTCAGGAATAAGGCAATGGCATTAATCTTTTCCGAAAGAAATAGTAACTACACATTTATTGATCGTGGAACTGTTGTGCCGGAACACCAACGTTGGGCGGTAGTTGTTTTAACATCTACCTAATCTCCCATAAATTATACCAGAGATAGTACATATATTATGAATATTTTAGATTTTTCATCAGTAAAAACGCATCGGCAATTAGATAAGCTTACCTCCGACTTATTAATAATGACACGCAATGACAAAAATATGACACCTGATATGCGTAGTGTGGCAAATAAGCTTATCATGAAACAATATAAAATTGTCGAAAAACGTTTGCCTGTTCGTATGGTGGTGACCAAACATGTTAATTGAACTAATGGAACACGATAATACGTCAACTATTATATTCGTCCGAACAAATACGTCAGCGAATGACTTAATTAATTTTTGCAGGAATACGATTAAAATTAAAGCATCGTTGATTGAAGATTCTGATGTGGTGCGCAAGCAACTTGGTAGTAGCGAAAACGATAAGCGTGCCCAACGATATTTAAAAGAATATAATATGTTTAATGAAAAACATATCGCACATTAATGCAGACGTTGACGCGAATGCCATCACCAAATTCTGCTTGCAAAATTGGGTGATGGTATTTTGGCAAATTGGATAAATATCTATAATATATTGGAACGATCACTATTATGAGAAATAAAAAAAAAATATATAGAGCTGGATTGATACCCTATCATTTAAGTGAAGATTCAAATACATTTAAAATGTTATTTCAACGTCCAGCCTCGCATACTTTCGGGGGTAATACTTATCAATTATGTAAGGGTAAAATTGAAAACAATGAATCGGCGATTGATGCTGCTATTCGCGAAGCCCAAGAAGAAGTTGGTCTGTTTGTACCCAATATAATTGGTGACATTTATTCACTTGGGATTTTTCTTGGACGAACTACTGTTTTTGTGGCAGAAGTAAATGATCCATTGTTGTTTGGTGATCCTGAACCCGGAATTGCATCAACGCGATGGATGACACCTTCCGAATTTTATGAGGAAGGTAGACTATTGCATCGTCCTATTGTAGAGGCTGCTACGCGATGGATCACAAAAAACATAGTTAATTGAAGCGACCGCTTCCAAATTCAGCTAGCCCACTTTGGAAGTAGTATTCAGGCAACTTGGATAACTATATTATAGGCATTTGGAGAATGTAATGGATGAATATGGGATTATATTATTAATATTGTTGCTGTGTGTCATGTGTGTAGTCATATGTCGTTCATATATTACCACTATTAAGTGTGCATTACGAACACGGTTGCTAATTCACGCTGCCATGGACAAGACTACCGGTGTGACGAACGAATCAGAAATATTATTATGGCGGGCAGAAAATAACTTTATTAACTCCGTTATTACCGGATATCGTTCATTACTTCGGTTTTCCGCCTGCGCTATATTTTTTAATATTATAACGCTTTTGATATTACCTGTTGTGACAAATGAAAACACATGGGCGATTTTCAGCGTAGGCTGGAGTGTAATGAATGCGACAGTTATTAGTACTTTTATTTTCTGTCTACGGTTTAATACAACAATTCAAACAATTTATCTTAAATTTGAAGCGATCACTTCCAAATCAGTAAGCTGAAATTGGAAGTGGATTCAGCAAATTGGATAACAAAATTAATTAATGGTGAAAATGATGAAAATTGATATATTTGGTACAAAAGTGTGTGGCAATTGTCGTAAATTAGAAGCTATGCTTACAGATAAGGGAATCCCGTATAATTATTTGACGATTGGTACCAATATTTCAATAGAAGAAATAACGGATATTATAGACCGTACACCAAGAACCGTTCCGATTATAGTAGTTAATGGTGAAGAAAAAACATTAAACGAATTAAAAGTCATTATAACTCAAGTTTAGCCGCGCCACTTTAATGTTAGTTTAATTACGGTATCTTGGATATTTCCCGGTATACCGTCCACTGCGCGTAATCTTACACGTTGTCCCTGATTAATATCTATATCCAAAATAGTATCATTAATCACTGCATTTGTACCGCCACCTAGTGTTCCAAGTGAGCCAAGGTCGGCACCATCAACAAAAAGATGAATATTTTTAGAATTTCCGCCAGTATTTTCACAATGTGCCGAAATGCCAACAATAGTTGCATCTAATGTTGTGATAAAACCACTATCCGCATCCCTTGCCCCACCAACGGCCAACCAGTCAAGGTTTGATAATACATTTTCGGAAAAAACGACTGGATTATCCGAAACAGATAATATTTTATTACCACGTGTAGTATCTTCCAATGTTAGAACGTTTTGCCCATTTATCATGGATACCGTTAGTCCGGGTATTCCCCCGCCGCCTATGTTACCTGTTGTTGGTTGTGTTAGAACAAATCCCATATTTAATATCCAGTATTAGCGTTCGCGGATTCCGCGAAATTCTCTTAATAATAATTTTAATGATTGACGTGTTATTTCGCTGTCGTGTTTAGACAATGCTGTTTCAAAATGTTCGCTTTCGCGTAATGGGATATTGACAGTCACTAAACCACCTTCAATCTTTAGCTCATATTGCTGGTACACAATTCCTTCCGCCAATCCACACGGTTGCTTAACGTCAACGGTATTTAACTGTTTAATTAGTGAAAAATCATGCATAATTATATTCCCTAGTTTAGTATATTTATCATACATAAAAAAAAAGATTGAAGCGATATTGATATATAATGTCAAATTAACGGTTCGAAACGACCAACCACCAGTAGTAGTATTTCGGTAACTTGAATAAATAATAAGATAATAGTTAATAGGATGTTGTACATATGGCACAAACGGAAATTAATAGCTTCTTTTCAGATGCAGGCGTTCCCGCAATAAACATAGGAACAACCACCCCCGGATATCCTCGGGTTCGTATATGGGAAGTAAATGGATCGACTCAAACGCTGATTGTTGGTGCCCCCAATGGCACAGGACAAGCTACGGATGGTGTTATGCTTGAAATTATCGGTACTGGTTCACCACCATCACAAGATGGTTTCTACACCTTTGACTTTACCCCATTACTCGGGTATGACCAAAGTAGTAATTACGTTATACGGACGGATGCTGGTCCCTCTGTATCGAATATAGACCGGTATCAAACCGCAAAAATTGAACCAAATGTTCTTGACGAAGTATTGCTCCCTGACCATCAAATAACCGGCTCCACTGGTGCTACATTAAGCATGATTAATGCGAACACTACACAATTATTTTTGGACATTCAGGCGGTAACCGATATTGTAGAATTATTGTGTAAATATGAAACGAACCGCACCCGTGTTGATTCTACCGCAAACACATTAACTGTATACGATGATGATTGCGTTACACCATTGCGGGTATTTAACTTATTGGATCAGAGTGGCACGCCTAGTACGTCTGAAGTGTGTGAACGTAGACCTGTTGCTGGTGGTACGGATGGCAAGGCGGTATGCCCATAGGCATAATATGAGTATTGGTGTTGGTGGTCAGCGAATAATAACAAAGGGACTATGTGGTGGGGCATGTGAAGGGTTAATTACTACGCATTTTTCACTATATTGCCTTGGTGTGGTGGTTCAACCAACGGGCGGTGGTGGACCATACCCGGAAAATATGGGTGCTCAGAATCAAGTAAACAATATACAGGATTTTTTCAAACCGGTTGCTGAAGACTTTTATGATCCTACACGATTTCCACGCTATAAAAAAGAAGTAATAATTCGTGTTGAACTAGGTAACTTCCATATGGAAAAAATATATATGGTGCCAATAGAGAAAGCGGATACGATAGTCACTATTTTGAATTTTGCCAATATATCGAAATCTAGGGTAAAAATTGGGGTATCCACGATACGAAAGAAGTTGCATAACATGCGCATTTTGATTAAAAATTTAACAAGAAAACGAACGGATAACTAATATTATGGATAATTTAATATCAATTTCAAACGTAAAAGAAAATATTTTGGATTTTGAAGTAGACATAACTAATATCGAAACGAAAGATATGTGTGTTTATTTTGTTATAGAAGCCTCCGAAATGGACCTTAAATTTGAATGTAAACGAGTCGAGAATAGCAAGCGTTCATGGACAGTAATAATTCCGCCATTAGAAATGCTGGAAACTACCACATATAACTTCCATATTGATATTATTGTAGATGGATACCATTTTTGTCCAATGAACGGAAATATTAATGTGGTAGGAACGCATGATGTTTATGTTTCGCGTCCGAAGTTGGTATTGAATCCATCCAATGTCAATAAATCTATTAACCAAGCTAAAGAACCTATTAAGACGGATAACGAATCAATTAAGGAACCGATTAAGAAGGTAAAAGAACCGGCTAAGAAGGTAAAAGAACCGGTTAAGAAGGTAAAAGAACCGGTTAAGAAGGTAAAAGAACCGGTTAAGAAGGTAAAAGAACCGGTTAAAGAGAATAGTAAATCATCCTCGAAAGACAGTAAAATACGTGAAATATTATCAAACTTATATGATACACCCCCAAGTAAATTGACCGAACAAGAAAATATTGATAATAAATCAATAACGACAGTTCCTTTCGTTAAAAAAGGAACAACAATACATTAACGTGCTAATTGTTATGATTAATACTTGAAGCTACTGTTGGCGACCATCACCAAATGAGCGAGACGATTTGGTGATGGTAGCTTCAATTGGAATCCAACCAAAATTCTTCTTATCCATCCATTTCCAAATTCAGCTTGTTGATTTGGAAATGGTATTTCAGCAACTTGGATAAATAATAATATAATCAATAAACACGAGGATACCATGGCTGAAACATATTTAATAAAACATACAGCATATGATGATTCAGAATCAGTTGCAAATCGTACTTCATCATCATTTACTATTGGTTCTGGTGAATTAAATGGTGCAGGCGGGATTGCGCGGGATTCCGACTTATCATTATATGGATTTGGTACTGTAAGTTGGGGACAGGGCGTAAATCAAAATATATTCAGATTGTTGGAGAATTATGCTTGCCCAGCAAAGGTTTTCGGTGATTATAATCCAGCTACGATGTTAATGGATTATGACCCTGTGACCGATCCGGTTCTTCCAAAAGATGAAAATGATCTTGGTCTTGGTAATGGAATAACTAATCCTGTTATTGGACAACAATGGTTCAATACTTCTGCAAATGTTACTTATACCTTTTCATTAGGTAATATATGGTCAATTCCGACTGGTGGTGATGCAACGTTGTTGGACGGCCTTGATAGTACTCAATTTTTACGCAGCGATGTTGCTGATATTATGCAAGCGAATGAACCGGGAACATTGCTTATTGTAAATCAACAGGGGGCAGGTGCTATTATTGATTTACAAAGTGCAGGGGGGAGTGTACTAACCGCGTTAAGTAATGGGTCAGTTGGAATTAATCAACCATCACCATCCACAGCATTTGAAGTAGTTGGTGATACTGAATTGAATGGTGCAACTACAATCAATGATGACCTGACAGTTAACAATAGTGGGGATGGTCGAATTAATTTCGGGTTAGGTGCCAGTGATTATATAATTAATAATAGTAATAGTTTCGATATAGTTAAAAATAATCAAATACGTCTAAATATTTTTGAGACCACCGGTGAAGTTACTATTAATGGCGCAATACGGGCTACTAATGCGTTAACCGACCCTTCCACCGGATTAATAAACTTTGGTAATTCCGCAGGTGGTGATAATTCAATTGAATTTGACCTTGGACAAACACTTAGTTTTTCAACAAATGGTAATGAAAAACTACTTATAGCGCCTAGTGGTGAAGTTACTATTAATGGCGCAATACGGGCTACTAATGCGTTAACCGACCCTTCCACCGGATTAATAAACTTTGGTAATTCCGCAGGTGGTGATAATTCAATTGAATTTGACCTTGGACAAACACTTAGTTTTTCAACAAATGGTAATAAAAATCTAGTTATAACGTCTAGTGGTGATATTGGAATGGGGGTGACAGCACCAGCCGCAAAGTTACACGTCCTAACCTTAGCGGGCGGCAATGGTGAAGCATTGCGCCTAGAGAACAATAACTCGAATGGAAATGTTGCAATACAATTCCATCAAGCTGGAAATGTTCTACCTCGTAGTCTTATACAGCACAATGATTTTGGCGATATACTACGACTACGTGCAAATTATGGGGACTTTGTAATAGAAACCGGAAGTGCTGGTGTAGCAACCGAACAGTTTAGAATAACCACGACTGGTGACGTTGGAATAGGAACACCGGCACCAGGAAATAAGTTACATGTGGTTGGCGATGCCAGAATTACAGGGCCAGTTCAATTTGATAGTGAATTAGATATGACAAACGCTAAAATTGTTAACGTGGACACACCGACTAATAATTCGGATGCTGCAAATAAGCAATATGTTGATAATCTTATTGCTGGTGGTTTTAGTTTTACTAATGTATATACTTTACGAACATTAGCAAATGTCCCTGGCTCTACATACGTATTTCCAGCTGGAATGTATCAGGTAGTAAACGAAGATTTGATAAATGGTCAAGTTATATTTGAAGTATTTATAGATAGTGCCTGGACTAAAATTTTTGATGGTAATAATGTCTCATCCACACCCCCTGCCACGGGGACCGGAAACCTCCCACATTCACAGCGTATGTACACTATTATATCGGATGGAACGAACGCGCGAGCGATTTTATTTAGTTCTGGTGGTACCTTGATTCGACGAAGGTTTAAAGAATTGCGGGTATTTGGGTAAAAATTTATTTAAAAAAAGGATACGATTGTGGCTCTAACATATAACTTATTATTTTCGGATACGACTAAACCAGGATTTTCTATTTTTCCATTTACAACAAATGGTCCGATTAGTCCATCCAATCCCACGCTCATAGAAAATGCTGTTACTGCAAGAACCACATTGAAGTTATATGGCCGTGGCTTATCTAATTTTGGGGAAGCGGTTGCGCAAAATTTTGTATATATGATAGAAAACTTTGCTAGTCCAACACGCCCGGTTAATTCTATAGAAGGACAATTATGGTATTCTACTAATAACGGTAGTCCGCCTAGTAGTTCCTTGTTTATACGGAATAATTCACCCGATGATACCGCTGGTGGTCCAGGGTGGGATGGAATAATAACCGCCACAGGTTCAACACCAATGCAAGGTGAACTATTATTGTTTGGTAATCCAACTACGAATTTGGGTGCAGTACCAAAACAATATGTGGATACCCATATTTCAGATAATGCATTACACTTATCACCCATACAAAACACGTTCTTAGACAATTTATCACTGACTGGTTCACCGACTACACTCACAGCAAGTGATGTTAATCAATTAGAAGGAATTACAAGCAATGTACAGTTACAACTTAATAATAAATTAAATTTATCGGGAGGTGTTATTGCTGGAAATTTAGTTATTTCTGGTGGTATAATCACAGGCATACCCGCCCTCCCTACATTAGCGGATGAGGTTGCATCAAAGGCATATGTTGATTTTTCTGTATTAACCGGTGGTGTAAGTTCAGGTGATGGTGTATTAAATAGTGCTAACTTTGTTGCCGCGACACCCGGTCCATTTGTAGTATCCGATACTACTTTAGAATTTACGGTACTCGTTCCAGGTTCACCACCCAGTACTAACACATTAACGGTAGAAGGTATTTCGCGCGTAGGACATACACATACCGCAAGTGATTTGACTAATGTCCCAGCTGGAAATATAAGTGCAATTGATATACAAGCAGCAATTAATGAGTTAGACGTAGAAAAAGCTCCTTTAAATAATCCTATTTTTACAGGAAATATCACGGGGAATGCTGCAACATTTACAGGTTCAGTACAAGGAATAACACCTGTGCTTGATGCGGAATTCGCGACAAAACAATATTCTGACTTAAAAATTAGTAGAAGTGGTGATACAATGGATTTGGCCGCTACGTTTACATTAGACGGTGGTCAACTACAGATAACAAATGGTTCTGATATTGTTATAACTGGCGGTGGAACCATTACTGGGGTACCACTATTACCAGTAGCACCCGATGAAGCGGCCTCGAAGTCATATGTAGATACAACAACTGCGTTACATTCCGAATCTTTTTTTATTGATGTTGATACAACAGGGGCGGTAATGACTAATAATACCTTGCCTATTGGATGGACAACTACATATATTGGTGTAGGGAATTTTACAATCACTCATAATTTAGCATCTACCGAACCAGGATTTGCACTATTAGTATTGTATAATGGTACGGCAAGGGTGTTAAATCCCACTGTAATTAATTCTAATGATATTAGTTTTCAAATAACTGACACACTTAACGCTGCGGTAGAAGGTCGGACTATTGGGAAATTATTATTTATTTAATTTGAACGTACACACGTTGTTAAAATAGTAAAGACGCTGTATATTCAAAAAAGTTCCACTAATTTTTAAAAATTTAAAATAATTTCACCGAAAATTGAAAAGTGATTGCACAGTTGGCGACCGTTGGCAACCGCTTTAATGACAACTTGGATAAATACCACTATGAAAAATGATCATTACCTTATACGTGGCCAACGAATACACAATCAACTTGATAAATTTGTTTTATGTGAACAATCAACATTTTCGGATTTAGAACAAAATGTGCTGAATTTTATCCCGGTATCTGCAAAGCGCCAAAATGCAATCGACCCGGTTAGAATAGTTAAATTGGAATTATTGCCATTTATAGGCACCAAAAATTTAAACGTGATAGGTCTCGCAAGTAGCGATGGTACCAATTATAACACTTCAATTATATTCAATAACGTTGAATTTTCAAACGAAAATTTACCGGACAACGTGACGTTCACCGCAAAAGATGGTGAAGAATACAATATGAATGCAATACATTTAACGGCACATACATGCCGGGTTAGATGTAATTGTTTAGATTTCTATTACCGATTTAGTTATTTCAATGCTAAGGATAAAAGCCTAATAGGAAGAGCACCCAAACCATACCAAAAAGTTCAAGGTTCAAATAGGGGACCGGTTAATCCAAAACAAGTTCCTGGGGTATGTAAGCACCTACTATCACTCGTTAAAGCACTAAATCACGCAGGAATTGTTAACTATTGAAGCGACCACCACCAAATCAGCGATCTGCGCTTGAACGTGGATTCGCACAATGGTCGCTCATTATGTCTTCGGTGTTTTCACTAATTCGTTTTCACTTACTATTTTTGTTGATCATTTATGTTTTGTGTCCATCAACACCCGATTGACTGTTGGCAACCGCAACCCCCCCCTTTGGTTCAATACTGTTGGCAACCGTGTGCTTGATGTCATTGACGCGAATTTTTAAAGTCTTCATGGCTTTATTTTGTCGGGAATGATTGCTCTTTTCATATAAACAGTGTACCATAGTTAAATATCAATTCAAGAACTAAATTCACTTAATTATTGCCCCAATTGAAATATTAAAGCAATATATACAAGTGCAAGATCGTCCTAATGGTGCCTATCCATCCACTTCCAAATTCACCAAGCTGAATTTGGAAGTGGTATTCCGGCAAATTGGATAAATAACAATACAATGTATGATTATCAATGGATACTAAATGTCGGATCGTAACAGAATATCAAATCCTTATCGTGTAAAATTAACAAATGCAAATAGCGGTGGTGGTACCGTTAGTTTTGATGCAAGTCCTGTTGTTTCTGAAAATAGAAATGTGAATTATAATTCACTTGAACCATTACATGCTCCGGGACAAATACAAGTTTATAAAAATACATCCTCCCGCAATTTTCAATTATCAGATATTAAGTTAATTTCCAGAACAATTGAAGAAGCGGATCGAAATTTAAGAAGATTATGGCGACTTCGTGGTTGGTGTATGCCCAGATTTGGAAATAGCTCCACATTAAATAGTGAGCAGCGTGCGGCAAGGGAAGCTAATTTTACGGCGGATGAGTTGGATAGTTTAGATTTAACGCCACAAGAACGTGCAAGCTTTTTAGGTAGTGAGTTATTGGGGGCACCACCCGCTATTTTATACCTAAGTGCGTATTCAAGAACTATCGGAACCGAACCCACTGGTGCGACCACGGGGGCAACCAATGTTTGGCAAATAGCACAGCATATTAACCGGATTCCAGTGGTTATACAACAACTTACGATACCATATCCAAATGATGTTGATTATATTACCACAACAAGTGGCGTGCCTATGCCAATTATAATGAATATTGATATTAGTTTATTGGAAGCACCCAGTCCTGATGCATTTGAATCATTTGATTTAGACGCATTTAGAACTGGCCGACTACAAGGATTTTAATTATGCCATTTAATACTCAAAACATTAGTACAAGCTCGGTTGAAAATAGAAATTCACGTTTGGTTCAGGGCGGAACCACGGACATCTATAATAATAGACTTGGATGGTGGGAAAAACGTACCCTACCACAACAAGAAAATGATTTCCTGCTTGTTGTTCTTGAACACGAAGCCGGTCGTCCCGATTTAATTTCAAATAGGGTGTATGGAAAGGCAACATTTGCATGGTTGGTATTGCAATATAACAGTATTGTTGATCCGGTAACCGAATTAGTAGCGGGTGTTGCTATCAGACTTCCAACACAGTCAAGATTAATATTGGATATAATTACCAAATCGGAAGGTGGAAATAACGTAGTTTAATCATATTAGTATACGTGAGGCGACTACTTCCAAATACAGCTTGTTGAATTTGGAAGTAGTATTCCGGCAACTTGGATAATAATAATAATAATAATAATTGGAATAATTAATACATGTCAACACCACGAAATATACTTGGGCAATTTAGATCATATTCCTATCATCACATTCTTTTAGTGTGTAATAATAGTACTGCTGCGGAAGAGCTGGCAAATACTAGTGAAATTGTTGTATTTCAACAGCCAAGTGATCGTGCGCGTTACGCTTCCCGTCCAACCGGCACCAGCACCGAGAATCGATATATTACTTTAATTGATGGAATGACCGATGCTAGATTTTATATTACCGCTGCTACGTGGGAAAATATTATTGCCATGGAAAACTTTATAGGATACGGTAATATTCCACAATCGACTTCAATGGCATTAGATGGTGAACTTGATATTATAGAACCACTTGGCGCAAACTTCCTGAACGTCCTTACGAATGCGTGCGATGAGTTGAACACTGATCCGGTTGGTTTGGTTTTTGTATTGAAAACCGTTTTTGTAGGACATACTACACAGGGCACTACGGAAATGATATCTAATATTAGACCATTGTTGTTTATTAATTATGATATATCAGCGATTTTTGATACATCTGGTGCTAAATATAAAATGAGTTTTGTGGGTGCAACAAATGGTATGGGTAAACTACCGCAAACGCAACAAATATTTAAAGGGTTTTCATTTAAGATTGGTCAATCAGATAGCTTGGCGGAAACGTTTGCATCATTAGCCACCAAAATAAATACATCATACTCTGCATATCTTGAACAAGCTAAAATAGAGTTTGCAAAAACACTATATGACGCATCCGTGCTTGAAGGAAATCCATTAACAGCTCAGGAAAGTGTTGATAGCGCCACTAAGTTTTTTGATGCAAACTATCGTCCGGTTGAATACCGTATTTTTGCACCTGACTATGCGGATGGTGCGGTGTATAGTGCGGGTGACAATGAACATGTTCGGATAAGTAATATCAATGCGGATGGTGCATTTAACTTTGGACCGAAAGTAGGTGTTGAAGAAATTATTAAACGAATAATGGCAAGCTGTAATGGTGTCATTAATGATGGTAAGGGTCGGGAGGACGGAACAAAATTTATTTACAAAATAACGTCGGGACTAAACTCCACATCGACGCAGTTTATTGTTGAATATCATATAAAACGATATGCAATGACAATGCTCCCATACGAAGCCGCGTTTAATGGTGCGGTATTCGAACCATTGCCCGGCCAATCAATTACGTTTGACTATATATTTACTGGTAATAATGTAGATATAAAGTCGTTTGATATTAAAATGGAAATGGGAATGGCCTTTTTTCAAATTGCAGCAACAACAGATACCATCCCCACCCAACAAACAACCAAAGAAGGAAATCGTTCATATCAAGTAAAAACCACTGGCTCAACCGTTGTTGCATCAAATGGTCAAACACGTAGAAGCGCAACACCATTGTTTCTTGGTTCAAAAATAGAACAACCAATGGCAAGAAATACACGAAATCCTATAGATAGTGCATCGTTTCAAGCATTATTAAACCGTCACGCAGCATTGGAAACTATTGAAGCTAAGATGGTGATTTATGGCAACCCACAATTATTAAATGAAATGCAAGTATTGCCTAGTGAATTAGATCGACAAGAAACAGAGCCTGTGCGGGATGGTCAAACAATTAACCCAAGTTGGTTGAATACACCTACGTTGGTTAAAATAAATATTAAAATGCCAGTTGATACAAATGATGTTAATACTGAATATCGTGATTTTTGGTATACCGGATTTTATACGTTATTTGGGGTAAAACAAATATTCAATAATGGTGAATTTACACAAGAGTTGGATTTGATGAGCTTACCTGTATCAGATAAATTAGAACAACACACAGATACCACGAGTGACGTTATAGTTGACAAGGATCAGAATCGAACAGCGGTGCATCGTGAAATAACCGGTCTATTTACCTTGTCCAATTCCGGTAATGTAAAGAATAGTGAAACCGTTGCTGTAGGTGATGTTAAGAAAAGTACGGTCCGATGGCCAGTAGCTGGAAGAACGTAATGTCTATTTTCGATGAAATAAATACAACTAATGGTAATTTTGATCACTTAACATTGGGTGAGGTCGTGGATACAAATGACCCACAGCAAATGGGTAGGATTCGCGTAGCATGTCCACGATTTGGTGATCTAAATAATACTGTGGTTGAGGATATACCTTGGGCAACACCAATTTCACCATTAGCAGGAATTAATGAATCCGCCAGTCGTGGTCGTGGTGACGATAGAACATTTGGCCCGGTCGCCTATGGTATGTTCAATGTTCCGAAAGTGGGGGCAACCGTGTTGGTGGGGTGTATTGATGCAGATCCACGGTTTCGTATATATCTTGGTGCAATGCATGATCAATTTCTTCCACATACAATGCCACATGGACGATATACTTATAATAAAACAGCTGCTTCTAACGAAGAACCTACCGGCCCACTAAGTTCAACGGATGACCCTATCCAACCATTGTATTCAAGCCAAACCAATGCGTTCACAAAATATGAATCAGTTACCGGCCAAGCAATCCCAACACCTAGAAAGAATTTTGAATATAGAACACGAGGTGCCGATGTTGGTGTTGCTGGATTATCAGCAGTTTATATTGCGAATAATGATGTTATTTATACCAGCGTTGCAGATGATCAGGAAGTTGACTTCACTGAAGAAGATGGAAATATATTAAATAACACTCAGGGATACAATAGAAGTCGGGTGCAAGAAGGGCTTGCATCTAGTGCCACCGAATTTGTATACGATCCACAGGTATATTCTTGGACAACACCTGGCTTCCATTCATATTCAATGTCTGATAATGCGGATAATTGTAGAATTCGTGTACGTTCAACACATGGTCATCAAATAATAATGGATGATACTAATGAAAGGATATACATTAGTACAGCCGGTGGTAACACTTGGATTGAAATGGACGAAAATGGAAATATTGATATGTATGGTGCAGGAAATATTTCGATGCACGCCGAGAAGGATATAAATTTTACGGCAGGCAGCGCATTTAGGGTTACTGCAAAAGAAGGTATTCATTTGGCAACTGAGGGCGAAATGCGAATACATTCTAGTGGGAATCTAAATATTCGTTCAAATGGGTCAACAAATATTGATTCAATTGGTGATATGGGAATATCAATGCCCAACTTATTTTTAACGGCCACTGCCGATATACATCTTACCGCGAGTGGCGGTATGTTGAATTTACAATCGGGTGCTACCACCAATATATTAGCGGCAGCGGATGTGATCGTAACGGGCACCTCTATACATTTGAATGGCCCACCCGCAACACCTGCAACGGCCAGTATGTCCGCCAGTGAAACACTTGAAGCATGGTTAACCAGCCGTGTTCCTGAACATGAACCATGGGCAAGGACAATGACACTAGCATCGGCCACGGACCTTGATTCTGGCAATAGTCACATGGGTTCCAGTGAACATAATTATAACGATGCGAATGTAGGACGTGTAGAACGTGGTGTTCCTATTGCAAGGAATCCACGTTGGCACAGATAGAATACCCAAGTTGCCGGAATACCACTTCCAAATTCAGCTTGCTGATTTGGTGGTAGTCGCTTCAACAACGCTTAATGTGAAGTAATGTCGATATCGCTACATATGATACTATCATCTATTTCTAATAATAGGTTATAAATTTCTTCATGTAGAATATGCAACCCAGGGCTATATATATATCGTTCAGTGTTTGAATATAATTCAAATAATTTGATTTCTAAATATGCCAATAATGCATCTTTTTCGTTCATCGTCATAATGATATATATGTCGATTATATATTGACATATATTATAGATATTGATACTGTGCAACAATAATTATAATTATAATTACAATAATAACAACAATAATAAGGTAGTTAAATGACCGATCTTCTTCACGTAACTAAACGGAATGGTAAAACAGCACCATTGGATTTTGACAAAATCCACACAGTTCTTTTTTGGGGCACCGAAAATATATCAAATGTTTCAGTTTCAGAAATTGAAATAAAAACTAAAATGCAGCTGTATAATAAAATCCCTACATCAGAAATACATGAAACTTTAATAAAATCCGCAGCCAATTTAATATCCGAAGAATATCCAAACTATCAGTGGGTTGCTGCACGGTTAGCAATATTCACGTTGCGTAAGACGGCATATGATTGCTTCGAGCCTCCTGTATTAATCGAACATGTTAAGAAATGTATTAGGTTAGGTGTATATGATTCCGAACTTATATCATTATTTACCGAAGATGAATGGATGAAATTAGATAAAATAGTAAAACATGAACGCGATATGTTATTATCATATGCGGGCGTTGAACAATTTCGTGGTAAATATTTGGTGCAGGACCGAATAACAGGCAGATATTATGAAACGCCACAAATGGCGTATATTCTTATTGCTGCCATATTATTTAGTAAATATCCCGAAGATACAAAAATGCGGTATATTCGTTCTTATTATGATGCAATATCAAAAGGTCCAAAATCATTATTCACCTTACCTACGCCATTAATAGCAGGAATGCGTACACCAACACGACAATTTAGTTCATGTACATTGATCGAAACAGGTGATAGCCTAAGTAGTATTAATGAAGTTGCGAGTAGCATCGTAGACTATGCGTCACGGCGTGCGGGGATTGGGATTGGTGCGGGTGCCATTCGTGCTAAAGGATCGCCGATACGTGAGGGCGAAGCGTTCCATACCGGTAATATTCCGTTCTACAAATACTTTAACGCCGCATTGAAGAGTTGTAGTCAAGGTGCAATTCGGGGGGCATCCGCGACCGTATATTTCCCCATTTGGCATTTAGAAGCAGAAGATTTAATAGTGTTGAAAAATAATAAAGGAACCGAAGAAACCCGTGTTCGCCATATGGACTATGGTGTCCAAATAAATGGGTATCTATATACACGGTTATTGAAGGGAGAAAAAATTACATTATTTAATCCATATGATGTTCCAGACTTATATGCCGCATTCTTTGAAGATCAGAAACTGTTCGGTGAATTATATGAAAAATATGAACGTGCGTATTCCATTAAGAAAAAAACACTATCTGCATTAGAACATTTTTCTAATGTCATAATGGAACGAAACAACACCGGTCGAATTTATATACACAATGTTGACCATTCGAATACACATAGTTCATTTAAAGAAGAAACTAGTCCGGTAAGAATGTCAAATTTATGTGCAGAAATTACACTTTCGACCGCCCCTTTGACACGCAATAGTCGCATAGCATTTGAATCGGAAACCCATTTAGAAGAATTCAAAGATGTTACCCCGAAAGATTTTCGTGAAAAATATGGTGAAATCGCACTTTGTACATTAGGTGGAATAAACATGGGCATGATGCGGACGGATGAAGACATTATACTTGCATGTGACCTTATTATTCGTGGTTTGGATGAATTACTTGACTATCAGGATTATCCAATGATTGCCGCCGCGATTCCTGCGCATAAACGCAGAACATTGGGAGTAGGGATTGGTAATCTTGCATACTTCCTTGCAAAAAATGGTGTTAAATATTCAGACAGTTCTGCAAATGAATTAGTTAATGAATATGCCGAAAAGATATCATATCACTTAATTAACACGTCAGTTAACCTTGCTAAAGAAAAGGGTAAATGTGATTGGTTCGATGAAACTAAATATTCAGATGGTATATTGCCGATTGATACTTATAAAAAAGAAGTAGATAGTTTATTGACGGTAACATCACATATAGACTGGGAACCATTGCGAAAAGAAATATTAGAACATGGAATGCGCAATTCAACCGTCATGGCATTGATGCCAATTGAAAGTTCCAGCCAAGTCATCAATTCGTCGAATGGCATAGAACCACCAAGGGCGGCGGTATCAATAAAGAGTTCTAAGGATGGTACACTGAAGCAAGTAGTACCAGAGTTCCATAAATTAAAAAACAAATATGAATACCTGTGGGACATGCCGCATACACGTGGATATTTAGAAATAGCCGCCATATTTCAAAAGTGGGCGGATCAGTCGATATCAACAAATACAACATATAACCCTAAGAACTATGCCGATAGTAAAGTACCGATGTCAGAATTGTTGAAGGACATAATTTATGCATATAAGCTTGGAATTAAGACGTTGTATTATCAAAATACAAGTGATGGTGCTGGTGAAGTTATTTTAGAAAAGGATGATGATGTTGATGTCGATGATCAATGCGATTCATGTGTATTGTGATGATAAACATATAAATATATATTAACCATAATAGTGCAATAATAATAATAAGGCTGCCAACAGTTGATTAAAATGTAACTAAACTTGACAAAATGTAACAAGTCGTGTTACATTTTGTAGATAAATACTACTATGTTACTAGCACACAAAATTGAATTGCGACCTACAGCAGGCCATATCCAATATTTGGATATGGCCTGTGGTCATCGGCGGCATTGCTATAATCAATTGCTGGCGCATTTTAGTCATCCAGAGAATAAGTGGTCGAAAGCTGCTGGTTATCAGCATTTCATGAGAGTTATTAGACCTACGTTTCCATGGTACAATGAGGTGTCATCGCGTGTTACGCGCAATGCGATTGATGATTTGGATAATGCCTTTAGTCATTTCTTTCGTCGGGTGAAGAAGGGACAGACACCGGGCTTTTCCCGATTCAAACGACGGGGTGTTCGTGACTCATTTGCCTTGCGCGAAGCGGAAAAGTTTGATGTGGCTGGCCGAGAACTACGGATTGAAAAGTTAAAGACCAAGATAAAAATGCGGCAACGATTACGATTTGCCGGGCAGACCAAGCAGGTTACTATTAGTAAACACGCCGGAAAATACTTCGCATCGATCTTGGTTGAAACCAACGAATATGATCCACAGGATCATAACCGCGAAGCAATTGGTGGCGTTGATTTAGGAATTAAAGAATTGGCAGTGATTAGCAATGGGACAATTTTCCCAGCTAATCAATGCCTTAAATCCAATCTTAATCGGTTGGCACGGTTGCAACGGAAATGGCACGAAAGAAGAAAGGAAGCAATCGCGGTATGTAGTGGCTGCGGACAATTAAAAAACGATTTAACATTGTCGGAACGGTTGTATAGTTGTGATTGTGGTGTTAATATGGATCGTGATTTTAATGCAGCAAATAATTTAAAAGAGTATGGTCGCCATGCGTTGCAAGGAGGCCAAAAACGCACAAAAGAGAGCCGTCAGTCCAAAGATCATCTTGGCAAGCTCGTTGACATTGTGAATAATCAGTAACAAAAAACACTTGTTACATTTTGTTACTATTTTAACAACGGTAAATCATAATGGATAAAGTATTTAATCATAAGGCTACACACCATTTAAAATCAAAAATGTTTTTTGATGAAAATGGTGGGCCACAAATTGCAAGATATGAAGAAGTAAAATATTCACAATTTGACAATTTTACGAATACCCAACTTTCCTTTTTTTGGCGACCAGAGGAACTCGATTTAACAAAGGATAAGCGCGATTTTCATAGTTTACCACAAGAACAACAACATATATTTACCAGTAATTTATTTAGACAGATTGCGGCAGATACGGTAAATGGCCGTGGTCCAAACTTAGTGTTTCTTCCATTAGCCAGTCTTCCTGAAGTTGAGGTATGGATTGAAACTTGGGGGGCAAATGAAACGATACATAGTCGGGCGTATACCCATATAATTAAGAATATATATTCAAACCCTTCCGAAGTTTTTGATAACATCATGAAGATTCCAGAAATAACAACCTTTATTGAATCTATATCTAAATATTATAATATTCTCGCATATCATAATACCCTACGCGATGCTTCCCGGTGTGGTATTATTGATAAACTTAAATATGATGAGTATGAGCATAAAAAAGCTTTTTGGTTGGCAATGAATAGTGCTAATATTTTAGAAGGTATTCGTTTTTATGTATCATTTGCTTGTTCTTGGAACTTTTCTGAATTAAAATTAATGGAAGGAAATGCAAAAGAAATTAAGCTAATATGCCGTGATGAAAATATTCACCTTGGGTCAACCCAATATTTTTTAAGAACATTACCTAAAGACGATAAAGATTTTGTAAAAATAAAACAGGAATGTTATAATGATGTTCTGGAAATGTTTCATGACGCAATTACACAAGAAAAGGATTGGGCGCGATATTTATTTAAGTATGGATCTATGATTGGTCTCAGTGAAGAAATTCTTGGACAATATATTGAATACATTGCTAGTAGAAGAATGCGTTCGGTTGGAATTGATGTGGATTTTGAACACCCAACTTCTAATCCTTTACCATGGACTAAGCAGTGGATTAGTGGTGGTGATGTACAAGTGGCACCACAAGAAGTGGAATTATCTTCATATTTGATTTCTGACATAAAACAAGATGTGGACAAAACAATTTTGGATGAATTAAGTTTATGAATAGTACAATTAAGCGTGGTATGTTTATAACGATAGATGGCGGGGATGGTGGTGGTAAAAGTACACAAATGGGATATGCTATAGAATATTTATCGGCCCGCTTAGCGCCTATGGGAATTAATATAAGGCATACCCGTGAACCAGGTGGAACACTGTTAGGTGAACAGTTGCGGGCAATACTACTAAACGCTGATCAACCTAATATTGTAAATGATGCCGAATTATTAATGTTGTTTGCAGCGAGGGCGCAACATATTCAAAGCGTAATTGAACCAACATTATCTATGGGCGACTGGGTGTTATGTGACAGATTCACCGATTCTACATATGCATATCAAGGTGGTGGGCGCGGGATTCCACATAATAGAATTGCGTTGTTAGAAGATTGGGTGCTTGGTGAATTACGCCCAGACCTTACTTTTATTATGGATTTACCTGCCAGCGTTAGACAGGTGCGCAGAGTGGAAGAGGAAAAGGATCGTATTGAACGCGAACCAACCGACTTTATTGAACGTGTTAGAACCACATACCTCAGTCGTGCAGCAGCAAACACCGACCGATATCATGTTATTGATGCAACCGGTTCAATTGAGGATGTGCGTACCGAAATTAGTTCGGTACTTGATTTAATAATAGAAAACATAATGAATGGTGAAAATGATGAAAATTGATATATTTGAAACAAAAGTGCTATAATGAATAAGGATTTAACAAATACCATTATTTTTTCAGGAACTGCAAATATTGCACTATCTACTAATATTGCAGCGACATTACAACATCGACTTGGTAAAATAGATGTTAGTTCTTTCAGTGATAATGAAACGTGTGTTGAATTGAATGAGCCAGTTCGAAAACAATCTGTTTTTATTATCCAACCGACAAGTGCCCCTGCTAATGATAATATAATGGAACTGCTTATAATCGCGGATGCTGCCAAACGTTCAGGAGCTAGTGATATCATAGGTGTTGTTCCATATTATGGATATTCAAGGCAAGATCGTCGTCCGAGTTATAGTAGGGTAGCCATAACATCAAAACTAGTAGCGGACTTAATTGAATCATCCGGCATATCGCAACTTGTTGTAGTTGATTTACATTCGGAACAACAACAAGGTTTTTTCTCCATACCAGTAACCAATATTTCCGCAATGCCAATTATTGTTGGTGATATCTGGCGAAAGTATCAAGCTAATATTAATAATGTGGTTATTGTTAGTCCTGACACAGGTGGCGTAGCGCGTGCCCGATTTATTGCTAAGCAAATAAATGATGCGGATTTATCCATAATAGATAAACGCAGACCATCACCAAATGTGTCGCAGGTTATGAATGTAATCGGCGATGTTCAAGGTAAGGACTGTATCATTGTAGATGATATTGTAGATACCGCAGGTACGCTTGTGAAAGCGGCAGCCGCATTACATGAAAAGGGCGCTGCATCGGTGTGTGCATATGCCACGCATGGAGTGTTATCGGGTAGTGCGTTCGATAATATCGAAAATTCGATATTGTCAGAAGTAGTAATAACTGATACTATATTAAATATTGATATTGATTCACAGTCTAAAGTTCGGGTGATATCAATTGCCTCTTTGTTAGCGGAAACAATAAGGAGAATCCATTTAGGAACATCAGTCAGTGAGATATGCGCATGAATAGTTTAAATAATGAACCGATTACACCAACACCAGAAGAACATGCTTATAATCTTGGGTGGGTTGCTTTTTTTGAAGAACATGGTTTATCATGTAATATATATAATTGCTGCTCGGAACGTGATTTATTCGATAAATGGGTAGATGGATATACTACTGCCAAAACAATTCACAACGCATTGTTGAAATAGCGATTGCTAACGCATTATCTAAATTACCGGGCGAGCACAACCAAATTCAGCTTACCGAATTGGAAGTGCTCGCTTCAAATCTGTTCCATATCACTGCGAATTTAGGTTTGCGTTCGTCCAACCGCAACCGTGAGTGTATACGTTATCGTAAGTGTTCTATTGGCCGCCTTAATTATAGGTGCGAATATTAAATGTGTTAACATTCGCTCTTGTTCTGTTGATGGATTGGTTGCGTTATTTTGAACACCCTTATCATTTCCATCGGCTGCTGGTGTTACCACTGTGCCTGCTAAACCAACGAACAAATCGGTAGGACTACCATCCCCAATAACCCTAATTTTCGATGTATTTCCAGCGGTTCCACTAGTAAACCTTAAAAAGCCAAAGGTCTGTAGCCCTTCAATTGATGGGTACGTACCAAATGTTGTATCTGTAATTGAACAAGTGGTTAAGCTGGGTAGTGGTGTTGATACACCCCACGCAATACCTGTAGCACCCGTAATATTATTTAATGCTTCGCATAGTTCACCGAAGGTGGTGGTGGCGGTTGGTGGTGTTAATGAGACTGTGGTATATGATATGGGCGCGGAGGTAGCTGCATCTACGGCGATTTGAAAGGTATATGTGGTACCCATTACTAGATTAGTAAGATCGGTTGAAGTTTTATTACCAACATCAATATCTTGTGAACCGGATGAGGCGGCGGCTTGTTGACCAGTTGTAAATAGCGCCAATTCATCGAATGTAAACGGTGAATTAATATTGCTTAATGTTTGATCATTTGCAAACTGACCGGTTGGTTCGGATGGATTTAATACTGATACTATTAGAACCTCAGAAGTTAGACCAAGTTCCCTACTTCGTGTTCCGGGGCCGGAAACATGTGTGATTGATGCTGGGTCACCACTTGGATTTGCCCCTCCTCCTGGACGTGTTCCTACGCTTGGACCGGCACTACCTGGATCGGTACCCAACAATGCTGTATTGCTATCATCTACTATTTCGGAATAAGTTTCGTTGTATAATCGGGATTCCCACGTTTGCACATCGGGTGGCTGGCCATCATTAGGTGGGTTAAATGTGATATTAAATGCGGCATCTATATTTGTCCCACCGTTCCCATATGCAATACGATTAATGCGAAAATTACTTTCGTTACTTAATGCACGTGCAATTATTCTTGACATATTTTGTGGGTGAACGGCATTCTCTTTATCTAACAAAACGTTTCCAAGATCATCTTCAATCAGGACATGTCCTGATATTAAAACTGGTATATTACTGTGCATTATGGCGAACGCTCCTATATTTCATTATATTTATGTGATTTTTTTAATCCATAAAAAGTGTTTTTGAATTGACTTACTTAAACATTTTTAAAATTATTTACGTTTTAATTTTCGACGAACGCTTGTTGTTAATTGTTTTATTTTGTTATTAAACGCAATTGGTTCAACCATGCATTTGGCAAGGTCATATTTGAAAATAAGTTCATCGTTTACGTTTGAAAAAATAAACGTTCCCTTGTTACCGTTTATTTCAATATCAATTAATTCAGCCCCTGCTAAGTCAAGCACCGATGCTAAAATAATATCTGTTGTATTAAATCGTTCCATATTATATTCCTTATTGCAAAATTCCTTCAATCCAACCACCTGAATTACCTACATTATTTATACCTTCTAACACATTAAACGTTGTAAAATTCTCACCGATATTATATGTTGGGTTGGATGATATCGTATATATTCCATCATTACTTGGTGAAAAAGTAGAATGTATAATAGTTATCGTGTTTCCATTAATAATGTCATTTGTTGCATCCCCATGCACTGATATTGAATTCACGCCTATTGGGCTTCCAATTGTATTAGACGTATTTATAATAACATATTGAAACATTGGTATACTTGGTGATCCACCCGTTGTAGTTTGTACTGTAAGAGTATCGATGAATCCTATTTTAATTAAAGTGTCTGGAAGTTCTTCGCAAATAAGTGAAGTTTGTCCAAATCCTGGTGATAGGATTTCTAAGTTACCGCTTATAAATTCATGGATATTCCCGGTAATATCCGTTGTATCTAACGCCTCATTGACAAGGATTGTAGTTTCATCATTTATTATATCATATGTAGAATTAGTGGTTGTGGTAAAGCTACCATTATTTAACAGCGATGACGATATATTAAACGCGGTACCTGTAAGATATGTTCCTGATTGATCACCGCTCACTATAATTCCATCGGGTGATGTAACTGTTCCTATTATATCAGCGCCGGGATCATTAATAATATCTTCAAATACCCTAATGTATGTTTTGTTATTGTTGAAAAAGGATATTAATGTTGTGTATATACCAATTACACTCCCTGATAGTACACGAATTACCGTTCCTTGTTTAAAAAATTCTGTGTAATCGCCTGAAATTAAAAATACATTTGCCGGTATTATTAACGATATATTTCCACTAATCGTTAACTCGGTGATAGTACTTGAGGTGGTTAATGTTGTTTCATTCATTACCATATCATATGATATATTAGATATAACATATGTACCATCATTACCTATTGAGTTTGATACAATAAAGGTATCTTGTTCAAATAGATTACTCCCTCTAAAATCACCAGATATTACAAACGAACCGGGCGAACCACCATTAATACCCACAATAGGTATGGATATATGCCCTTCGTCCGGCACTTGTACCTCATTCGGTGGCGAACCAGCATTTATTGTCTCGAAGGTATTACTATAGGATAATATACCGTTATATGATATTCCGCCGAGTGATATTATGGAAACATATTTTTCATTTGGATCAGCGGGCACTGCTGGTGGTATCAATGTCAAACCGGAAAGTGTTATGGTAGTATATTCTGTTGTCACCAGTGTGCGTGGCGTTACCGTTGCGTTAATTACAATAAAAGAACCTGTATTGCTAGCATCACTAACCATAGTTCCAAGTATTGGATTTTCAATATAGCTATTTAATTGAAACGTTAAATTTTTATTTGGATTGAATAATTTTGTTTGATCACCCAACACAATTAGTGTATTGGCGCTAATTGCTGGGAATGCCGGTAATGATATTGACATATCAGGCGACAATACTGGAATATTAGTTGGAAAGTCAAATCCATTTGTACCATACCCACCCAACAAGCATTGATCTGGTGCTTGTTGTAAATGTGTAAACGTATATATTTTTACCTCATCACCATCCATAAGAGGATTGGTAAACGTTATTTGATTTGGACCGGATATAGTGTAATCACCCGTGGGTGGGCTGCCACCGTCTAATGACTCCGCTTGTAATATGCCATTAACATACACTATAGTATCATTAAAATCATATAATTGCAGCGGTGGGCTGCCAATAAACGTAATATTGGAACGAACTGGTATCGTAGTATTAATAATGGTTTGTCCGTCTATCGCATTAATACATTCGCTTATGGGTGTATTATATCCATAATTTAACCCGATTTCCATTATGTATTGTTCACTTATGGTAGTATTAACCGATTCAAACCCAACATATTCTACCAACGTTTCTATAACTTTAGTATGAAATGGTTTTACATCATTTACATAATCAATTAATCCCTGTACTGGGTCTAATGTTTTAATATTATCAGTCATTTAGAATATCCGGTTATTTTATATGTTGCATATTATATTTATCTAATTTTCCGAAATGCCACCACCAATTCGGCTTGCTGAATTGGTGGTGGCATTTCGGCTATTTGGTTAATCATCAAATAACGCGGTTTGAAATGGTTGCACCCCATGTAAACTTACCATTGATGTTTTAAACAATCCTGGGTATTTAGATTTTGTACTAAAAGCATCAGCCAACACAGAGAAGAATATTCGATTCACATCGGTGAATAAAAATGTATTATATATAGTATCCATCGCAATAATTATTTCAGCAGGTGTATCAAAACTATTGTTATTAAAAAAGGCATTAATATCTATTGGCGAAAAGTCCACATTTGGATCATTTAAATATCCCAATACGCTACCCAGCGCCAACTCACCATTTACGAAGGCTTGTCCGTCTTCCAGACCATATTGTGTATCAGTGTTGTATTGTAAATCATATAATTCGCGCTCAAATGATGGAACGCGCACGCTTGGTTGCAATAGCTTAAATTTAACAATGGATTCCGTTATATTATCCCACATATATCGATCAATGTTAAATTGCTGACTTTCCCTGAATAACTTCCATTCTTCGTGTACGTTGTTTAATTGTATATGTTCATCATTATCAACAATAGTTAAGTTATCACGCAAAGTGAAGTCTCGCGTGAACCTAATAGTATATCTACGATCCGCATTCACTATACCTTGCAATCCACGAATAATACATTGGGTTTGACGATATGGTAATATTAGTGAATTGGTATTCACTCCATTATATGATATGCGTATAATGTCACCTGCCATTAAATTGTTACCACTTGGGAGTGGGTTTATCATTGTAATTCCATTGGGCGACCCCCCCACTGTAAAATATATACCATTATTCGGTAAATCCACGCCATTAACTTCCACTAAAAGATTGGTGGTTGACGCAATTGGCAAATCTGTCGGATAAAAGGTAGCTATCGGACTACCACCAATTACCGTATGTAATTCGGTTCGTGGTAGTATTGTATCATCCAATGTTATTGTTTCGGTCGGTCGTACTTCTTGAAAAAACATATGTGCCGAAGGAATGTCTATTAATTGGGTTGCGGCCTCAGATATTGACATTGAACGATTCCGATTAATGGGTCTAGTTTTCTTATTTTCTACCCAAAAATAATATGTTGTTACTTCCGTGCCTATTTCATTAAAGGTTGTTATTCTGGAAAATTCATACTCCTGTCGCATATTACCCGCTATTATTTCAGCATCAATTATAGTCTGATCGGTTGGAATCGGTTGAACGAAGTGAATAATATCGGCTTCTTTAATGTTTACCTTATCGACAATATATGGAAAGGTTAAGATATCATTCTCTTTATATAATTTTCCATTAATATATACATCAACAATATACATGAGCGGACTACCCGTTTCTTTAAAGTTTCCAACTGGAACTGAAAATTCAAACGTGGTTGCTGTTTCTGTTCCTTCAGTCGCCACATATTGTTCTTCGATTTTATCAACTGCAACAATAAAACCCCCTGCATTATTTTGTTCAAATAACACGCGCCGAGCGGTTCCTGACTTGCGTATGTGTTCTGGTATTGATAAATCACCTTCTTCACTTAACGCTAGAATATCCCATTCATCCGGTGGAACGTTTGACTCAACCCATTCAAATATGGAAACGGTTGACCAATCAGCCAACGCACCCCAATTGCGGAATCGTTCGGTTGTGTTAGGTAGCATTTCTTTACTATAATAAGGAACATAGTCTAAATTATTGGTGTTCCACCAAGTCGTTCCAATAAATGATTTTTCCCAAATTGTGGAATTTATAACTGTGGTTGCTGGTGAACCCATTGGTTGATTTTTAATGGTATTCGTATATTGCGCGGGATCGGTATCATTCAACAAATCAATATTATGAATAGCATTAGAATAATGTATACCCCGTGCCGGATCAAAGAATTGAATGGGAGAAATTTGCGTTTCCGAGGCGTGATCAATAATTCGTGCAGGTGATTGTGCATCATTATTCTGTAACATTCCCCAGATTGTAATTGAATCTCTTGGTGGTCCAATAATATATTCAATTATGTTATTGTTAATAATATTATAGTCAACCCCCAATACCAACGTTTCTAATAAATTGGTTGTGTTATTAAAATGAGTAATTGCAATTGCATCTGCATCTAGATCATGTCGAATGTATAGTTTGTTATTGAATGTACCCGGTGATTCAATTAAGTTAGAGGGCGATCCAGGGGTTAACGAACATACTATTGAATTATTCACAATCATATCAAAAAATAATGCATTTCCTTTATCACGTAAAATATGCACTTGATCAGGCTGGTTATACCATCGTTCTTCGTTTGATAGTTTAATTGGCGTAAATGTACTTTCTACGCTTGTATCTAATGCATCATTATCTATAAATTCGAGGCGAAGCTCATTTGATCGCGCATCGGAAGTTGTTACAAATATCTCAGGATATTCTTTTTCCTTTACACTACCAAATTCACCAACTTTTATTGCCCAGAAGTCGTCAATCTGTGCATCAATAAACCGTCTTGAATGTGTAAATGCTTGTACCGCATTGCGCGAACCTTTATACTGAATAAGACCACGCCAAAAAATAAATTGTGATTTTTCGGAAAGATTTAGATTAAGTAAATAATCGGTTATTCCTTCATACCCCAATGATAATCTTGAATGTGTAGTCATTAAATTACTTTCTAAATTAGTATAGGTATCATGTGCAAACCTAAGATTCTCAATGCTTGCTTCTATATTTTCGGTTAAATTTGTACCTTGATTGAAAAATGTTTCAATAGTATACCCACCAACCGATGGTCTATGTAGAAATTCTGGCTGTTTATTGAATAACATTTCATACTTCGATACATTTAACCCAATAAATGGATCATACAGCAATACGCCATCAGTATTATAATTGTTGAATATCATGATGTGTTCGTATGAATCGGTAAACAAATGCAATCCACCTAAATTAATATTACTATATTCTTGTGAAAGTAATGGGTTATTATTATTTGATACCGGATTATCAACATCTATTATTTGTATTTTTGTTTGTTTATCTTGGCGATACACCCTCAAATGCGATTCGCTGATCTGTTGACCATTCTGATTAAAAATAGTTTGATTGGTTCTAATATCTTCACTTGGACCGGTAATTACATTGGAAACAATTCCGGTAGGCGTATTCAACCATGCCGCATTTCTAAACGCATTTAATTCAAAAGGCTGAATGATATTAGCGTTGGTATTCGGTGTTGATATTTGTAATGTTCCTACGCCACTTGATGCCGAAATATTAAGTGCTATACCATTTAGCGCATCTTGCCTAGTTGCAGATATTCTAAATGTAGTTATGGAATCTCGGATTATGAAGTAATTGAGACCATTTGCAATCGGCACCGGAAATATAGAATTAGAAGATAATACAGTAATTATATCGCCCGTTATAAACGATTGATTCGGTTCAATAAATGTCCAAATATCGGTTGATGAATTTACGGATACCTCATACCTATCATTAATGCTTCTGCGCAATTGACGATTACCGTAAGCATATGTAATTAGTCGTTCCAATTCGACCTGCCAATTTACGACTCGCGTAGTATCGGGATCACGAAGTGAGTTGTCTTCATTGAATACCCACCCAACATCATTTGCAAATGTTGCATAGCCACGAACTATATCAATAAGTGTTTGAAATCCTTGCACTTGATATGGTGTATTAAATTTTCGTGAAGATGATTCATCTATGCGATATATTCTCCAATTAGTGGTTGAGTTAGGCGCAAGGAATGTGCTTGTTATTTCGCCTACGAATTGATCGCGCCTTCCTGTTGATGTAATTACAATAGGGGTATTTGTTATTGCATCTTGTGGAGTATTTGCAATTTTAAATACGGTATCAGATATTTTTATAATAAAATATTCGGTTAGGCCATTTGCGTTATCGCCCCTTAATGGTATGGGAAGGGTTTCAGCGGTGGACAGGTAAATACTATCACCGGTATCCCACATATAAGAACGATATTTTGCTGTTATCAATCCATTCGCAACAGTTGATGTAATTATGGAATTAACGGTTATTGTAGTGGTGTTTGAATTTACATCATATCTTGCCCGTGTTGTTGTATATGTACCATCATTACCACTCGATGTCGAAATTGTGAATTCCCTTCCTGCGGAAAACACATAGGTTTGATCGCCCAATATTGTAAATTCTTTATTGAATGCATTTACAGACTCAATTTCCCATGTGTATAACAAGCATTCATTTGTTATAGGATTGGCATAGAATTGATAATTTCGTACATCGTAATAGTTGATTTCTCTACTAATATTTATATTAGTAGATAGTTCAAATCGCCATTCCAACTGATTATCATATCGTTGAATATCAAACGGTATCTGTATAATATTAACATTAAATGCGTCTAACCAATAATCATTAACACCGGGTGAGCGTTTTGCCGCTATATTATAGTCGAACTCAGAAATTGACACAAACCGATGTCCAATACTTAAAGATGGCGTATCAATAAACGAAGCAAACTGGTAACTAAGTGGTGCGGTCCATTGCGTCCATAACTGGTTAAAATCGGAAAAATTAGAGTCATAACCGGTAAAACGATTAAAATTGACATACCATTGATTCGTTCCATTGCTTACTACTGGTGTATTATTTGCAATATCACCATGAAATGTAGTTCGCGTATGACTGGGAGTGTTTCTTATATTACGGTCTATTTGTAATCCAGCAATTGTTGTTAAATTGAAGCCGAACGTTGATGACACATATCTGACCGGATCAATTCTATACGCTATAGTTAACTGATCATATAAAAATTGTGATGAAACTCTCCATTCCCATTCAACTGGCCCGGCATCACCAAATATAAAATCAATATTAGGTGTTATTATTTCTGTGCTAAAGTTAAAAAATACTGTTCGAATCAAATTATCGAACGATATTAATGTAGTTCCAAATTGCTGGGTATGATCCCAAAACGGAGGGAGTAATCCATCAGGTGCATACGTAGTCATTCCTCCATCCGAACTAACATTACTATTATCAATATTGACACTGAAGTAACTAAATCTTGGTAAATCAGGTACCGACAAACCATTTAATGTATCTATTGATGGATTGCCGGTGACACCAACTATACCATTTGGATATTCACGGTTAGGAGGAATTACACCAATCCTTATGTTCTCCCACATTCCAAGTCCAAAACTATCGGATTTTATTAGTCTTCCATTCCCACTACTGGTTGTCACGGCACCAGCTATTTTCACTTTAGTGATGTTGGACGTTGGTAAGTATAATGCTCCATTAATAACACTTGTTGCTGGAATAATATCTCCAACCAATATTTCTTCCGCTACCGCTATTGTAAATATGGAGCCTATTTTATTTACGCTGGTAATTGAATATGTTTTTGTAATTGTATTATTTATTGCTGGTAGAACAGGTGTTTGAATTACAGAAAATATCATTGACGGTAGATATATCGCAGTTGCTAAATTGCTGACATCATCGATTTCTATAGATGCAGTACCAGCACTACCTATATTAACATTAGTAATTATTTCGCGCATACCTGTGATATACGTACCATCGTTATTCGGTGATCCGATTGATGAATCTATGGTAAACGAATGACCTGTTGTAAAAACAGTATTAAAGTTTCCAGAAATATTAAATGAACCGTGTATACCATCTACACTATCATTACTTAAGTTGTCGGCACTTATAAGTTCAAACCCGTGCTTATACTTCCATACGCGGTCGCCCCATTGTAATGCATTTGTGTTAAGATATTCCGCATCCCACCACGTTGGTTTATCGATATAGCCCTGTAATTTCCATGGTTCTAAATTTGGATATGGTGTATTGTATAACTTGGTATACAAGTCGCGCCAGTCACCACCAGATTCCGAACCATCATTTAGATTGTTTGGCGTTGTTGATGATATTTGACTTGGTAATAATCCAATATGAATAATACCTGTAGCATCATCCATCACATTGCCTTGGACAAAAATCCTGGTGGTATTGGTTAATATATCATAGAATGCGGTAAAATCACCGACGGTTGAACTTAATGTTGTCCAAATTCCATCATTTCCGCCTGAGTTTTTAATATAAAATGTAGCTGTTGTCCCCCCTGGAACACATGCAGGATATGTTATCGGTGATCCGGTGGCGGAGGCCGAACATGGATCAAAAAAGAATAATTGATTACCCGATATTAAAAAAGAGTTCGTAAGTCCATCCGCCTCGAGTATAGCGAACCCACCGCCTCCTGCTGAATGCTTATAATTCCATGTAAATGGATCAGAAATATTGAACGCTGTATTTTGATATGGGGTTTGTATATTTAGTTGGGATACATGATCTAAAAATGCCTGCTCTAAATATAATGCGTGGTCATTCGGATACGTTGTTTCCACTAATGAGGTATTATAGCTAAGTTGCGGATTATTGGGTGCATTATTATACAGACGGGTTTCAAGCTCGAATATAAGGTCACCCAATAAATTATTTAAGTTAACTTCTTGCCATGTGGATACTGTTGCCGTGTTAAAATCATTAACCGTTGTGCCATTATGAAATCTTCCATCGCCTACCGATAATCCATCAGCGACATCCCAAGATATCACACCACTCGTACTTGTTGATTTTATGCGTAGTACTTCATTACCAAGCGTTAAATCCATCCATAGCGTTCCATCAGGATAATCTAATATAGGTGTATTTGTTCCAGATTCAGCTACGGTATAGCGATATAATATACTTGTTGTCGTGTTCCACCAATAAACACCACCGCGATTATTCGCATCGGTATTAAATTCGGCAGCAAAATCAGCTATATTATTCGGTGGGTTTGCTATTGAATTTCTACCTAAAGTATCAATCCCATTTCGATTATCATCAGTATTAATAATTAATTGAACAATTACATTTTCCGCAGTATCGGTTAATGAATATGCCCCCCGATGACCATCGTGATGTATTATCTCATCCAGCGATAATACCTCGTTAATTATTCTAACGGGCAATCTTCGATGCAATAGACGCAAATACGGTAATGTTGCTATCCAATTCCGAACACCAAGATCATTGGCACCGGGGATATCATTGAATGTCGTACTATCCCCATATATAAATGCCGCCGCATCATTTAACTCGTGTATAGCTATTATTTCATTTGAAATATAACCAGATATGTTTACTATATTATTAGGGGATAAATCGGTAAATAGGCGCACCGCATTTGCCCGATAACTTTCTTTAATGCTATTCAATAAACTTTCATATTGATCATGCGCGAACTCAATTAATCGTCTAGGTGTTACATTATTTACGAAGGTTGAAGATAGAAAAGTATCGAAACCATCATTGAATTCTTTTATTGTACCGCCTAGTGCAAAATTAACACCCGTCGTTGGAATTAAATTGAACATTGCGTTTTTATCACCATTAAATCCGGGAATCGTCGGTTGACTTTCAATAATGGTGGTGAAATGTGTTAACAAGTCCCTACTTGTAATGCATTTCTTATTTTCGTGTAAATTATTATGATATAAGGGATCAGGTATTTCCCAATCACCGACCCATATGCCGGTCGGTGACAACACATTTTCCTGACTAGTAAACCAATCAATGGATGCTTGCGTTGTTGCGTCGGCGATACTTAGGGTTGTGTCACCCGTCAATAAAGTATTAACTCTACCGTCAATAAAGGCAGACATTTCAGTATTATATTCACTATTTGTTCTATTTAACCAATCAACACGTTCAGGCACATATTGATCATTGTTCAACCCGCCTTTCCATATTGTTTGTAAATTGGTATCAGTCGTCGTGGTATCAATATCCAATATTGGATTCCACGTACCAATATTGGATATTGGGTCTATTGATCTAATAAATAGCGTATTTGTTGTAGTGTTATACCAATATAGGCCATTGATTGCGCGGTCAATTAATGACGGTTCAATACTACTAATAACAGCATTTCTATAATGCTCAGACATCGCCGTGCGACTGCTCCATTCGGTGCCGTGCCAGAACAACATTTCATTTGTTTCTGGATTATACCAAAAATCTGTTTTTTTATTAGAATAGTCACGATATGCAAATAATTCACTATTATCTGCATCTAAAATAAATTGATCAAATTCATATACCAGCGTGCTTGCATCGAAAACTATTCGTAGTCCTGTTTGATTAATAGGAGCGGTGTTTGACGTTTTATATCCAAATATAGGATTGGCACGATTTGCAGCTTCGCCCGTTGCTGTAAAAATATCAAATAAAGGATATTGATTGTCACTTGTTTTTACTTGTTCAACTTTTCTATATTTTATTGTACTAATAGCTAAGTCACCAACAATATTATATTGTGCTTCATCCTCAATAGTGCGCACTCTAAGTGCATGACGGTCTAATTCATTTATTGATGCTTCACCGACTTCTATTGTAACATTTTGTCCGCCTAACACAGGGGTTAAGAAGCGTATCCCTCGAACATAAATTGAAATATTTCGTGTATTTACGAAATCGATATTTGGATATAATTCGGTAGTAACAGGATTCGATATATTCACTATTTGTCCGGTTATGGATATTCCGGCAAGCGCGGTTGTTACGCGAATACGATTAGGATTTGACGCACCGCCCGCAACCGTATAGTCTTGTGTACCAACCGTATTATTTTCCTGTAATCGTATTGTATCCCCTGCTGTATATAATGTTGAATAGTCTTCACCTATTATAAATTCGTTTAATACGTCATCGATTCCGATAATATCGACAACAACTTCTCCTATTTCTTCATACGTTCCGAATTGACGAACAATATTTCCATTTGTGATATCGCTTAAATAAACACGAATATCATCGAAATTATACAATGCCTTTCTTTGTAATGATCTAGTATCATTAGTAGGAACAATATTACTTAATTCCAATATTGTTGTAGATGGTGCTAATAATTGAAATTCTTGCGCATATAATGATTCGCGTGTTTCATATATAGGAGGACTTCCAATAGTAGACACCAACGCAGTATCCAGAATTGCAACATCAGGATTATCCGTTTGGTGTGGAACAGGTACTGTATCATTTGCGCCTAAAAATATCCAATGAACACCGTATCCTCCCCAAAGATCACCTTGTTTTGTTACAACTGGTGTTAATGACAAACTATTAGGGGTTCCTATACTAAAGTCACCGGTTGACCCTACGATTGGTGTTTTAAATTTCACATATGTTCTATATGGGAACATACTGGCAATTGACGGTTTTTTATATTCAACATAGTCAACTTCATTAATAATAGTGTTACCAATATGAAATCGGGTGTTTGCTGCGAAACAGGCACTTTGATCACCATAACGCGAGTCAAGGATTACAGTACTATTCGTAATATCAGTAGTATCCAGTTCCCACCATACTATTTCTTCTAATTCTATAAAAGGTGGAAGTTCTGTTGTTTCTATGAAGGTACCATTTGTTTCACTACGGTATCCCCAGCGATATTTGGTAAATGTCCATTCGTTTAACTCTAAGTCCCAGTCATATTCTATAATAGGTTGGGTGGCTCTACGTACCGAAGCAAAGTTAGTTATATCATTTTTATGAACCCATTTATTTTCAAGAATCCATTGATCCATGGCTGGTATACGAATGGCTTCGTCGCAATTTTGCGATAAATCCCATAATACTTGTCCGGTTACATCGGATAGTAATGTACTAAAAGAGTTCCAAATGATCTTCCAACCGCCTACCGTATCATATTGATATAATATATCACCAATGGTATCAAACCATAATTCATTTTGAATTCCCGGCAAAGCAGGTGGACCGGCATTTGATATGCGATTAATTAAATTTTGATAATCCGAAATTCCATCAGGGATGGGTGACCCTAATGCACCTTCCGCATCCCCCCATATTGGATTAGATGGGTTATCGTCCCATAAAACACCATCATCCCAGCCATCTACCCCAACGCCACATTGACAATTTCGGGCATCGACATATATTGCATTTTGTTCAACCAATGAAACCATACTACTAGCTGCCACAGTATTATCGGTAGTTGTTAATCCGATCTTAACTATTGTGTTTGCATTGTTTGGGTCAAACGTTGAACTAATTACCGTTACAAATTGATTATTTTGTTCTGGGTTTGTTGGTTGCCTCATAAAAAAAACAAACCCTTCTTCAAATAGCGTACTATAATCACCGGTAGGTGTATTGTCATTTGGACCAATCACCAGCTTATCATATCGTCTAAGTGTTACTAATCCAATATTTTCATCCGCAATTAAACCACTTACGTCTAATGTTGTAGTGTTTGTAACACCATCATATACCGGTGCCATATTTACTTGGTAGGTACCATTGTTGTTTAATGTTGATGATATGTTAAAAAAATTACCATTAACAATATCGGTTGTGGCATCACCTGTAATAACAACATTACCAGTGCCTGTATTAATCGACACAATAGAATATGTTTGTAATGCACTGGTGTCGTCAATCTCACGTATTTCAGTTATTGGAAATAATTCACCGTATTGTGTTATTATTTGCCCCCAAAAGTTTGCCAGACTTGTCGCTACTGCGCAGCGACTACGAACGGTAATATATTGTGGTTGACTACCTACGGTATCGACCCAATAATAGTCACGATAGTTAATAATCTTATTGATATCAATTGGTGGCACCCAATTAAAGGTTTCACTTGCGCCCCACGTTGCAAAATCGTCAATGTTTATTCCAAGTCGTGTCGTTTCATTTTGAATATCCTTCCACGATGCCATGTGTTCAATTGTACCAATTTTGTCATATAATATTGGTTGAAGTTGAAACGCTTGACGATGAATATCATTTTCTTTAATTCGTCTAGGGGTAAGAGCATTTTGATTACCAACACCAATATAACCAGAGACGCGCACCGTCTCTTTTTTCGTTAAAAAACGATTAAAAAGGTTATTAACTACACTTATATTAACATCAGATTGATATGGCTCTGGTAATAATTCCAGTAAATCCATAAATTTTATCATATAATCTGTTTTATTATCACTCGGCACGGTAAGTTGCTCTCCAATTATTTAATTATTTATCCGATTTGCTAAATCCCCTCACCGTTGGCCGCCCAGCGGAATTTGGAAGTGACATTTCGTTAATTTAGATAAAATTCAAAGTTTTGAATTATTGTCTTATATTTTCAGCGGTGAACGATTGTATGATATCAACATCGGTTGTATTAATATCTGCTATAAATATTTCATCTTCGCGTGCTTGAACTTGAAACAAGTCGCCAAATTGATTTGTCGTGAATGTGGGGACTAATACAATTGATCGAATCTCCGCTCCTAAATCAACATGTATGGCGGCTAGTAATTCTGTTAAGTAAAACGTGCTTCCAAAATTCCAATCCGTTATATTAAAAAACCGTTTAATGGTATCTACTATTCTGACTTTGACCTCATTATCAGTCAATGATGTATTATCCGGTCGTAGAACTTTAAATACACCACGAAGTTCAGGTATTGCACGCTCGCCGAATAGTATTTTAAATGTTCCAGGATGTAAAATAACTGTGTCCGAAATCATTGCATTTTGTAACAATCCAGCATATGACGTTCGTAAGTCAAGTGGTGTTGGCAATGTTGGCATAATAGTAGTGCTATTATTTAGATATCGCGTAAGTTCTTGATAATATGACGTTGTGATTATAAACATATCAATTATGTTACTAGCGGCGGGGTCTACGAGATGAAACCTAGGCGTTGTATAGAACCATGCGAAGTTTAGCGGAAATCGTCCTTCTTCGCGTTTATATAAAAGGTTCAATGAATCTGCAAACCATAACGCACGATTTGCGCTATTATCGACAACAGGTACCCATTGATCGGTAATGGTTGGGCGATGAAAATAAACAAATCGTTTAGTTGATATTTCGAGAATATCGCTTACGGAAAGCGGTGATGTGATTATTATTGAATGAATTTCGTTTGTCCCTGGAATAACTGGACCGGGTACCCACGTAGTAATGGTTGTATTATTAACCTTAACCGAAACACTTTCCAAATGTGTATTTTCCATAAAATACATTGCATTTGCATTAGGAAGCTGTGTGCCGGGTGCAGGATTGGATAGTGATTGAAAGTCAAATAATATTCCCGTACCAGCAACTGCTATGACGGTGGTGTATATTGCGTTTAATAAATCCGTTTGTTCTATGTCATTCGGAATACCATCATCATCCGTATCGGTCGGTATCACTGAAAGACGATTATCATCCGGTAATCCAGCATTTGGTAGATTTTGTTCTACGAGTTCCTGACCTAATACATTATATTTTTTATTTGAACCCAATAACGCATTTTCACTGCCATTTGCGTTTGCATTAAGTATTAAAATATTATCATCATTTGAATTTAGTGTATCAAAGTTGACGATTCGTGAGGTTGTATTTGTATTTCTAAATCTAGTAGTTTGACTTTGAACATTCATTCTACTGGTCGCCCAACGTATAGTCCATCCAGATAAGCTACTAGCGGTGAAAATTGCTTCTATTCTTATCAAAAATACAGAATCGGTGTATGATATGCTTTCGCCCACCGTCCATTCATCACCAGTAGCCGAAAAATATAAGTCTACTTGTGGATTGGAAGATGTGGCAGCAAAATCTAAAGCAGATTGAATTACTGACACTTCGGCTGGTGTAAACGTACAATGTTCCACTAATTGCATTGATGCGTTTTGAAATAAACCAATCATTATATTGTATAAGTCAGAACTACATAGTAATGGTTCTATTAGGTTTGAAATAACTTCAGATGAAGTAAGCGCGGTATTGGAGGTAATTAGTCCACCATTCTCCACAACATTATTTATCCAATACAGTGCCATATCCTCCCCGAATATTTTTACATCTTCGTAATATTCTTTTGGGTCATGCCACGCTATATATTTTGAGTCACCCGAAAATGTTCGGTTTACCGCACGTAATTTTAATATAGATGGGTCTTGTAGCATAAACGAGTTATAGTCCCTACCATTTACCATTCTATCCTGTGTGTAGTACACCGAAGGCGCAACACGTCTAATATGTTCAATATCTTCGGAGACCGATGCATTCTGTAGCGAATTGATTAATGCAAAGGTAAAGGTAAACGTTTGTGTTGTGTTGCTAATATCTAAATACGTAAAGCTTGCGGTGAGCTCATTCGCAGACGTTTGTGGAATTGCACTATTACTATTTGCAGAAATTCTATACCAAATATCAAAAGCACCGTTTGGAATATCCGAAAATTCACCATCCCCGAATATTAATCTAATTTGGTCGTTATCTAATGTTTCAATTTCAAACTGTTGGCGTTTATTGACAATATTAAAGAAGATATTTTGTGTATTTGACGCATTAACGGTTGACCATTCTCCAAACCGACCGGTATTACTATCAAGGTGAGGTAATTGTTGGGCAAAGGGATTTGTGCTAATGATTTCACGGGTATTAGGGTCTACATTGTTTAACCAAACGTCAGTTTCATTAATATTATTCGTAGCTACATCAAATGTTTGGTTTGTGGTGAGACCGTCGAAATTAGCTTCACGAACTTGCAATGTTCCTTGTTTGGTGTACAGGAAAAACCCGGTTGTATCGGAACCATCACCAAGACCATCAGCACCATATAATAATGAGAATTTCCCATTTCGTTCAGGTCGCTTTTCTATTGGTGATGCTGCGGTAAGTGCCACCGGTACTAATTCAAGTGGAAATGTGGTGCCCGCAGCAGGAATTGAATACTTAAACGTGGTTATCCCATTTCCAGATAATGGCTGATTATTCCATGTGTATAATTCAAACAATACATCTTCTATTTGTACCCGCTCATTTGGTGTAACCGTACCGAATGGTTGTTCTAATACACGATTCATTACCGTAAGAAACTGTTCTTTCCAGTCTGGGTTGTTTAAGTCATTCCATATTAAATTTGTATTAGCTAAGTTCCTACCTTGTGCGTCAAAAATCTGTTCAGTTGTTTGTATAGATGTTATTTTTACTAACCCCCGCGCTGGAACATTACGCGAAGCACTATATGATATTAATTTAGCTAATCGTAAAATTGATTCTTTGCGTTCAGCCGTGGTAATGAAGTTTTCATGTGCGTTTAAATCCAACCGGTATGCTAATAATTCACCAACATATGCAAATAGTTCAAGAATTGCAATAAATTCGGATGATTCGATATACGAATTAAAGTCTTCTGGAAAATATAGCTTCATATAGTCCAGTAGGCTTTCCTTAATTGTATTATAGTCAAATGCATTAAAATTTACACGTGTGAACACCTCATGTGCGCGTGTCCATGCTTCAGCTCTTGAAATTTCATTAACCATTATAATTTCTCATGTTGTATGTTTTATTTAATTTTCAAAGTCTATATTTAGGTCGAAGTCATCGACAGTATCTAATTCGATATATCGTAATCTAGCACGTGCCTCTATTGAATTATTGTCGAAGTCCGGGATAACACGCAATGAAACCACTTCAACTCTTGGATCATAGTCAAAAATATTTAATAATTCGGTATAAACTTCATCAACTATCATTTCGTCTAATGGTTCAAATGCCATTGTTGGGATATTGCTGCCAAAATTTGGCATCATGACCCGTGACCCCTTGGTGGTAAATATATGGGCCAGTAATTCCGTCTGAACGAGTTCAACATCGCGCAATGCAAAGGTTTTATCGCTTTGAAAGTTAAATGATGAGTAGCCTCGGTAAAGATTAGTTTGGTGCGCCATATTAAATATCCATTAATTTATTCTATTTATCCAAGTTACCGGAATACCACTTCCAAATTCATCTTGCTGATTTGGAAGTGGTTGGATAGGCACCATAGTGAATTTAGTTCTTGATCTGACATTTAACTATGGTACACCGTTTATGTGAAAAAGTGCATTCATTCCGACAATAAAGTCATGAAGACATTAAAGTTTCGTGTCAATGACAACAAACGCAAAGTATTGATTCAAAAGGCGTTTGTTGTCAATCAAGCGTGGAACAATACATGAGCGCGTTGTCAATGCAGCGATGAACATTCTCCACTTGTGAAGCGAAACGATCGTAGGAGGTGTCTATGGGCTACCAACGGAACACGGAAGGTTGCCAACAGTTGCCGACAGCATAATGTGTGATCATTATGCGAATCCACCGCCAAATTCAGCTCGCTGAATTTGGCGGTGGTATTTCTGCATTTTAGATAAATAGAATATACAGTTATATAGGAATAGTTATATGTCATTATTACATACCCTTATTAAAGAAATGGCTTCGGCTGGTAGCACCAGTGCTGGTAGTATTGCTGCGTATCCAGGATCACTACTTGGAGGTGGTTTGGTTGATGCAAAAAAACGAAAAAAGAAAAATACAAAAATGCTGCGCAGGGTGATTAATATTGGCGAAGGGCTAGGAATAGCAAAAGATACTAACAAGTTTGATTCGTCCGATGTTATGTCTAAAATAGAAAGTGCCTCCAAGCGAAACGCAAAGGAACGGGACACCGTTGCTTTTGGTCTTGAGGATGAAGATGGTAATATGATCAAGGTATATGTGGCAGATGCGGATGCCGAGCAATTTGAAAAACAACTGGCCGCAATGCTGGCGGGCGAAGATAGTGATAATGATGATTCTAATACATCAATTGAAATTGCGGAAGTATTATTTAAGTTAAAGGATAAGTTTGATATTGTGGATGTTGAATGGCCAAATATAGAAGGTGATGTAGAAGAAGAACAAGAGGTAGATGGTGGTATGGAAACACCACCAAGCGATGGCGGTGAACCGGATGATGGTAGCGATTTATCCGATGTTTCCACTGCGGATAGTGTTGATGCGGGCGATGCGGGCGATGCGGGCGATGATGCCGCAAAATCCGCGTTAAACCAAGTTATTGACATGATGAAGGCGGATGCGGATGCCCGCCGTGCGGAAGCGGATGCAAAACAAGCGGAAGCCCGTGCAAAAGAGGCGGAAGCTGGCGCACGTTTGGCTAGTTTTAATATTCGTAAGGATGAACAATTATATGATATGAAAGCCGCTGAAAAAGAAGCTAAAGACCAAGAAAAAGAAGCAAAGCAAATGGCTAAATTGGCGCGATATCAACATGAGCAGGCACAAAATGCTGAAGTTAAGCTTTCAATGGAGAACACTATCAATGTTGGCGATAGTATTCCATATAAAACAAATCAGGAAGATGAAGATTTGGACAACGCCGACATTTCATTAGAAGAATTGTCCGCGTTGATTATTCGTAACCTTGGTCATAATTCATGAAACATTTAACATTTATTCAATATTTGACTGAACTCACCGTTAGTGATGATCCAACGCAAGCAATGGCGGATGTTAAACAAGCTGCCCGTGATCCTGAACGCTATCGTAAGAAACAACTGGCGCAGGGCATTGATGACCAGCGGGCGATTAAACAGACTGATGATCCAAATAAATCCGAAAAGCTTAGAATTGAAAAATTAAAACAACAGTTGATTCGTGCAAAGCAGAATTTATCTTTAAAAGAAAAATAATATTTACTTATTGGAATATATAACGATGAAAGTGGAAGATGTGATATTTGAAACAGAATGCGTGTTTGAAGAAGTATATTTAGATAGCGATGATAATATTCTATCTGAAGCTGCTGTTCGTCAATGGAAACGCCAGGGTCAGAAATTGGTAAAAAAATATCGTTGTATGTCTGGCCCAAAGAAAAATCGTTTAGTAGGATCGCCGGGTAGTTGCGCTACGCGCAAAGACCCCAAAAAGGTACGCAGGGGAAAGAAAATCATGCGAACCAAAAAAGGCGTGATAAATCGAAAAGCAGCTATATCAAAACGTAAGTCTATTAGTAACATTTTATCTAAACTAAATGCTAGATTAATGGGAAAAACTCCCAAAAATTAATTTACACAAGTTGCCGAAATATCACCACCAATTCAGCTTGCTGAATTGGTGGTGATTGCTTCAATGGTGTCGATGATTTTTAGAAATGAAATTAGACTACACCATCAAATTGGCAAGTTAAAATTGGGTGTAGTGTTTCGGTAACAAGTTAGTAATACCAACTTGTTGCTGATGATGTAGCTTACAATTATCAATTCGTCCATTATTCATCCCCAAATATGGTGTTGTGAGATTGATTCACACGAATAAAAGTAGTGCGTTTGCTTAATTCTTTTAATGAAACAGCCCCGACATAGGTACATGTGCTGCGTATTCCACCAAGAATCGTGTGCATCGTGTCCGTTACCGCACCACGATAGGGCACCAATACTGACTTGCCCTCCGCAGCCCTATAATCAGCAACACCGCCCGCATATTTTTCCATGGCGAGCGCAGAACTCATCCCATAGAATTGCATATGCGTGGGCTCTTCTTCTATTAATGGACCCCCCTCGGATATATTTTTGGAGGGATACACTAATTCACCATTACATTCTTTGTGTCCTGCTAATAGACCACCTAACATTACGAAATCAGCACCCGCACCAAACGCTTTTGATATGTCACCGGGCATAGTGCAACCACCATCCGCGCATATATGACCTTTTAGCCCGTGTGCTGCATCGGCACATTCAATAACTGCACTTAATTGTGGATACCCTACGCCAGTAAGCTTTCGTGTGGTACACACGCTCCCACTACCAATACCAACGCGAATAATATCAGCACCAGCTAATAAGAGTTGTTCTGTCATTTCCGGCGTAACAACACTTCCGGCCATTATTGTTAATTTGGGGAATTCATTACGAATTTTAGTAATGAATTGTTCAAACTGTGTGGTATATCCATTAGCAACATCAATACAAACCGCTGAAATATTCGTTTTATGGTGTTTATACACCTGCTTGAATTTATCGTAATCGGTTTTACTAATCCCCATTGAATAGAAAATTATATGATTTTGTTCATTGTTATCCGAAAAGAATGTAATTAATTCATCGGCGGCATAGTGCTTATGTAACGCGGTTGATACGTTTAGGGCACTTAGTGCCCGTGCCATTTCAAAGGTACCAGTATGATCCATATTTGCACTAATGATTCCAATGCCATTATATTTGTTACTAGTATGTAGAAACTGTTGTTTCCGCTCAAGAACAACATGCTTTCGGGATGTTAATGTAGATCGCTTTGGTACAAATAATACATCAGTGTAGTCAAGTTTTATATCTTCTATCAACCGCATGTGCCACCCCTTAATAATATATTCTTGTTATTAAAATTTACAACCTGTTTGTTTGGAATAATCTACCACTTCGATGATGTTGACCGCCCATGCTGCATCATCCAATGTAACGATAGCTTCATCCAGTTCCCAATATTCTTGCGTAATATCACCAACGTATATGGTACTGGTTGGTTCTAAATGGTACCACCCATCCGCTATGTTGATTGCATAATCATTGTTGATGAAGGTAACATTTATACATAATGATACGTCACTTGCGTTCACATATCTGACTTCCCATTTATTAATAACGACATCATGTTCCGTGGTATTAATAAATGGTATTCGGATAGGCTCATCAACGATAATTTCATTGGGATTATCGATATCGTTGTGAAACGCAATTGCACCAGCATATTCGGTAGAACCATACATCAGTTTTGAAATTCGGGATAAAGTATCCCCGTGCTTAATCACATATGTGGAAAACGTAGTTTCTGAATTTACAATGGTTTCTTTAAAATTGCCTAAATTTCGGGTGTGGACAAATATTTTTGATTGTTCAACCATACCAGCCACAATCCAATCATCAGCTATATAATGAACGCTACGAAGTGGTGTGGTGCTTGCGCAACCTACTAATATGTAAAAAACAGATAATATTGAAAATATTTTAAACATTGGTGTCACCATAAATTATTAATTTGTTGTATGAATGAAGATTAAATCTTACTATATCACTATCAAAACAAAAAACAAGCTGATATTTGCTATCAAATATTATTGATAGCAAATATCATTGGGTTATCAACCCCTTTCGCCATATTCTTCGGTTACTGTTGGTGCCGGTTCTAATAGACCACAACTACGTTTTTCAGCGTCGCTACCTGCCCTCCTAACCGCTTCCTTAACGGATTTCTTAGAACACATTAATGATAACGCAATGTCTGGACGATGTGTATTGTGCAAAAAACGTGCATCCTTACGAACAACACAGTCGGAATCACTCCAAGTTGTGCTAAAACTTAACCCAATAGTAATGCCTTGTCCACCAGCACTAGTGCTGCCCATGCAAGTATCATCGCTTGCCACCAATGGGGCTGCCCATGCCGTATTTACAGGAATCCGCGCTGCCTTATATACTGTGCTAGAATTGTCAGATATCTGAATTGCACCGTTGGCTAAAACATCACCACCCACCGCTGTCGCCGACGAATTTCCTGAATTATTCAACGATTGTGATTGGCTTTGTTTTTGTTGTGCGGAACCACCCGTTGCATTTGCCGAACCACCCGTTGCATTTGCCGAACTGGTAGTTTTGTTGTAATTTTTACTATTACCTGAACCATTAATTTTGGCAACGCTTGTTGTCCTCAGATTGTTATTACTTCGATTAATATTTCTATTCTTGTTAACATTCATGTTTTTATTAACGTTTCTATTCTTGTTAACATTCATGTTTTTATTAACGTTTCTATTCTTGTTAACATTCATGTTTTTATTAACGTTTCTATTCTTGTTAACATTCATGTTTTTATTAACGTTTCTATTCTTGTTAATTGTGTGATTACATTTCGAGTTATGCACATGTTTTGTTCCCCAACCGGAGGTACTACTTCCAACTGCTATATTCGCCAGCAATAGTAGTGAAATAGCGGTAATGCCTACCATTAATATTTTCATTTTCTTAGATTCTCCTATGTAATAGATTGTTTTGAAGCGAATCCACCACCAAATCAAAGATTTGGTGGTGGATTCGCACAATGGTCACCCATTGTGTCTTCTGTGTTTCCACAGACTCCTGCTACCAGCGCTTGACTTCCCAAGCGGAGAATGTTCGTTGCTGCATTGATATCACGATCATGCCTTGTTCCACACCCGGAACACGTCCATTCTCTTATTCCAAGGCCTGATCTACCTTTCGGACTCGTGTCAGTTATTTTTTGACACGTCGAACAAGTTTGGGTGGTGTACGATTCGTTGACTTCAACAAACATGCATCGCATCGCTTTCGATTTATAATCGAGCATGTTCTTTAGTTGATACCAACCTGCGTCTAATACGGATTTAGCCATCTTGGTTTTTGCTAACTTAGACGCACTAACATTACCAATCGCTATTAATTCGTTTTCTTTTACTATCTTGGTTGACCATTTATGATTTGCATCATTCCACACCTGATTGACTTCAAACGCCTTTTGCTTTAAAACCTTGCGCTTGTTGTCCTTGACACGGATTATTAAAGTCTTCATGGCTTTATCATCAGGAATGATTGCTCTTTTCATATAGTTATGATACCATAGTTAAATGTCAAGTCAAGAACTAAATTCACTTAATCATTGTGTATTTAATATGGTGTCTATCCGGCCACTTGGATAAATTCTCTTAAACAACACCCAGATAGTTACATTTTGAATATACATATATTGTAAACCATTACAATATATTATTCAATGTTTTTTGGTAATCAGGGACTATATACTGCTCCTGATCTACTAGATTCCAATAAAATCCATTATTGTTGTCTAGTAACTTGCGATTTGACAACGTTGACAATTCGCTTCCGATATTAATGGCGGCATTGATATACGCATCTGCGGCGTGACCGCATGACTGGCATTCAAATGTTTTACCATTTCTATTGGTTTTTTGTACCCAGCCGCCTTTGGTGCATCGTTGTTGGCTCGCGTAACTAGACGGTAATTTGCGAACAATAACAACTTGATCTTCGCAATACCGCGTTAGTTTACCAAAGATTTCTGTGTAAGTCCAGTGGAACATGAATCAGTATAATCGGGTTTTCAACATGACGGATTCATTATGTTGTTTTTCGGCACGCTTAATCGCCGCCGCCCGTTTGGCTTTTCGTTTTAATGATGGTTTTGAATAGAATTCACGATTTCTATATTCCTTAATTATATTATCATTATCTACTGCCTTTTTAAATCTCCGAAGTAAGCTGTCAAATCTTTCATTTACATGTTTTTGTTTTACGGTAGCCATACACATTCCCTTTATAATGTTAATAGTTAATATACAATTGTACCATCGACAGGATGCTGTGTCAAATATTGGATTCAACCACATACCATACTGTTATAACGCACAAAGATCGGCTTTGATGATTTGGATTTGACTTATTTGAAAGTCTATGTAAGAATAACGTCACATAAAATGCTTGTAAACTTGTAAATGCAGCGTACACATCGCAAATGGACACAACAACCGGCTTATTCAGCAGCAAGCGCGTTGGCGATAAGACTTATCGGGAAACCGGAAATGAACACTATAATTGGAGGAATATTAATGAAAGACACATTACCACATTCGCCCCCACAAACAGCAACAAAACAAAAAAAGAAACTTAAAAAACGTGGACCGAAAGGGAATAAAATTGCATTAGCTTTTAAAAAAATCCCACATATCGCTGTTGATTTTAATGAATTTGCGCGTGTACATAACGTGTCAACAAATGTGCTTCGACAAATAAAACGCCATGATATATATTCAAATTCAGGACAGGTGTTTGTACGTAAGGATAAAAACACGAAGAAAATGATGATATGGCGTGAATTAAAGTGAAGCGACCACTTCCAAATCAGCTCGCTGATTTGGAAGTGGCATTCCGGCAAATACTATGGATTGCGACAAAACTACATCGTGTAAGCGTGCCAAGTTAGGTGAAATTGAACATTATAGCATAAGTGACTATATCACATGAAACACAATAAACGAATTAGCAAATATCATATTGTAGAGGGGATTCCTAGTAACGTATCTACTGAAGTAAATAATTTACTAGCGGATGGATGGAAATTACATGGTACACTACATAAAATAAAAATAGCACCAGATAATATTGAGATTGTAATACAAGCTATGGTACTATTACCTTGAATCGAACAAGCGCTGACGTAGAATATGTTACGCAATATAAATTTCATAAATAGGAGGTGATTTAATGCCATATATTAAACAACATAAACGGGAAGTTTTAGACCCAGTAATTGAAAAGGTACGCTCGGCGCTTGTTCAATTAGAGTTAGATGACGATGAAAATCAAATGGAAGGTAATTTAAACTACATTATAACAAAATTACTACGAACTTGTTATAATACAAATTATGCGGACATAAATAGTGCTATTGGATTATTGACATGCGTACAGCTAGAACATTATCGAACGATTGCAGGACCATATGAAACACAAAAATGTTTTGATAATGGTGATGTAGATGCCAATACACCTGATGTACTTCTTAATGAAACTATTACAAGTCAAGATAATAAGAATAAATATACTGATGGTAGTGGTTGCTGACATTAATATATTATATAACGAGAGGGAAGTTAATGGATAATCTGATAACCGATAGTACGAATAAGGTGTTTTATGTTATTAAAATCAATGGTATGGAAGTATCCGCACGTTTTCCAACAACGATAAGCGCTGAAATGGCAATGATGAGTCTTACCGAAGCCGAACAAAAAGTTGCAATAATCGTTCCTATTGTGGAAAGTGGAGATCAATTGCTGTTGGGTTGATTCACTTACGTTTTCCTACGCCCACTAAATATTGAAGAAAATCGATCACCACTAAATCAGCAAGCTGATTTAGTGGTGATATTTTGTCAATTTGATAAATATTACAATAACTATTTGGGATATATATTATGCTATCTGATGTAATATTGAAATTATCGGAAAATAATAATGCGTCTAAGCCATTAAATATTAAGGGGTATGGTCAGATATCCTACGAAACCGCCGTGTCCACTACAATTTCAAGGTTGGAGGAAGTTATTAATGGTTTGAAAAATGCAGACGAAAACGCATGGACAAATGCAAAACATGCGTTATATGGTTCGGGTGTTTTAGAAGAAATAATTAATGCCGTTATAAATAGTAATAACGTTGATGTTTAACTAATCATATATAATCACCGGGAAATAAACAAGCGATGAGTAATACTAAAACCTTTAAAGAATTCTTAATAGAAATTGATAGTGTTGACCTTGCATGGGCGCGTGAGTTAAAAGACGAAGAACGGGCCAAACAACAAGCGCAAGCAGAAAAAACACAAGGTGCTGATGAAATTACAGCAAAATACGGCATGTCGCCATCGGTAAATGATGTAATTAAAACAAATTCTGGTAAGTTTTTGATTACAAAAATGGGTATGGATGGCATACGTGTTAAGCAATTAGGCAGTAATAAAATGGGCACTGTTCCACATGGTACAAAATTTAAAGTAAGTGGTACGACAGGCGCTGGTGGTAGAGAGTTCGTTATTACGAAATAACATATTACAATTACATTAATTGCGTGTCGTTATCCGCAGCCGCCATAGAACGTTGATTTAAAATAGCATCTATATGCGATATTCCTGCTCGTATTTGACTAACTAAAGAACCTTGTCCACACTGATATGACATGG